ACGCCATGTCTGCTAAAGATGGATTCTCTACATCTATAATATTATCAATAACATCAAAGAACTCATGTATAGATGAAGATACTCCTGATACCCCTGTATCAAATTGACCGTCTGAAGGACTTCCAACGTTTACTTCAGGCTCTATTCTAGTTATGTTACTAGATGTTGTCAAATTTTTGCTAGTTTCAATTTTAGGAAAATAAACTTTATTGAAAATAGAAGGATGAGATTCATTTTGACTAGATGATTCTAAAACAATTTTAGGTGGCGAATTACCTACCAAACCTTGTGCATAAGGAGTAAAGTTTGCAGGTGTATAACTTTCATCTAAATCATCATCAGCATCATATCCTTCACTATTATCTCCAACTAACTCGTTAACGGCAAAGACATTTTCACTTTCTAAACTGTCAAACTCAACATAACCGCCGGGCGAATAAAGTGTTAAACTACCTAAAGAACTTATTTGACTAACAATAATGTCATATAGATATGCTGTACTATCACCATTGATAAAAGCAGTATTAGAAGCAGGTACAGTCTTTTCCACCATTAGTAAAGGTTGAGCAGTATTTACTCTTGTACTTCCATCGTAACTATTCATCGATGCTCCTGTTAAATCTATAGCATTATAATGGACTTCAATAAAAGGTGCATGATTATACGTACTTCTCAATATAGGTATATGTAATAAAGCAACTCTACTTTCTTTACTAGGGCGAAGATGATGCTTTCTTGTATTAGCATCAGGTGTAGTACCATATGTAGGTACTTGACCCTTTAACATAAAAGGTCTGTAATCAAATGTTGTACCACCTAAAGCAATTAATTTTTCTTTACCATCCGATACAGTAACATCTTGGAAATCATTGTAAACAGCAGTAACTGTAGAAGAATTGATGATGTTTTTTATACCATAAGTACCTGCATCTCTGTAGACATCAACTTCACTATTTACTGGAATTTGGTCTTTAATACCTTCTCTTGTATTATCATAAACCACATCTACTAAATCAACTTGACCTCCACCCTTTAAATCGATTATTTCTCTTTCTGCTCTTGGTAACATTCGTAAAAAAGTATGACCCTTAACATGATTTTTTGTATGCCTACCGCTATGTCCTATTTGATATCCTTCATCTAAAGTAGTAGGCCACAATGCAGCAAAAGGATTGTCTGTATCATTTACAGTAGTTGCCATGTTAGACGAAAATACAAATCCATGATTTTCTAAATTACTTTCGTCTATCACCATCTGCCCAGTTCTATCTATGGCTTGTGAAGAAAAGTGAGGGGGTTGATAAGGTCGACTAGTACCACTATCAATTAATAAATCAGCACCTAAAACAATAAATTTAGGTTTATCCAATTCATTATATGTATGTAAAAGACCTCTTTTTCCATTCGAGTTAGTAGCAAAATCAAGATGGATACTAGATATTGTTAATACCCCGGTATCAATATTTATACTTTCTAATCTAACTCTTTCAGGAGGTTTTTGACTAGGTTTCAAAGTATCTAAATTTATACCGTTAGGATTTAGTAACAAATTGTAAGGAACATGTGGTACTGAATGAGAAGTAGTAGCAGTTTTCGTGCTTTGTGTAATTGTATAATTACCGCTACTATAAGGAGATATTGTGAAATCTATAGTACCCGATGTTTGTGATGAACCTGTAAGTTCGGTAGCCAATGATGCTGCATTTGCAGGAGAAAGACGTATAGTTGTAGAATCTGCTGATGTACTAGAATTAAGTGGATATACAGATTCTATGGGTGCAATTGGTTCTTCAAATCTATAAAGTAATAATGTATCATCTTTAACGGTAGGGACTTCACCTTGCACCATATCGTTTGTGAAAGAAGCACAAAGATGTATTGCTTCCATTATCCCTCTAAACTTTCCTCCTTTCCCACCAACAAATATAGGATTGTTGTTTTTCAACAAAATATAATTATCATTATACAAGGTTTGTTCTGCCATCAATATACCATTTATGTAAAGTTGAACTTTCTTTGAGTTGAAAGTAGCAATAACATGTATTAATGGTCTATGATTAATATTCAATGTTGTGGCATCATCATAACTGCTGTTAAATCTATTATATGAATCGTGTATACCTGTAAATGTAGAAGGTGGAAATATAGTACCGTCATACCCATTACTAGTCAAATAAGCAGTAGTTAATTGAATTGTTTCTATTTCATTTTTTTCAGTATCAAGTAAATTTAGATTGAAAATAGCAGGGCCGGGTGTGTCTACATTTCCTAAAGATAAACTAAAACAATTTTCTTTTTCTACTATTACTCCACCGCAATCAGGTACAACCCAAGCCTCTATAGTAATTTCATCTGTTAAACTTAATATGTTATCTGAACCGGAATTAGGATTAGAATTAAATAAACCTCTGCTAGTATTATCTGTACTAGAATTGCCTTGTGGTATTATTATACTATCAGTCACACCATCAAAAAAGAAAGCATGATTAGTAGTAGAAATAACAGGCATCTTAAAACATCCAATCGACTGGTAAAAATACCATTTTAAATCTATATACAGTTTCACCAGCATCATAATCTATTGAAAGTTTTTTGACAAAACCTTGTATACCTGTTGATTTATCTGTTTCTGAAAATTCTGTACCAACGGCCATAGCCGCTGTAGCACCTTTATTTTCCGGTGATTTATTGCGACCAGTAGGCATATGAAAATTTCTTGCAACATAAGTTTCATTGCCTACATTTACCATTGAATTAAATGGTATCTGTATACCTACTATGTAATCTCCACTATTATCTGTCGGTCTTACGAAACCATCATTTTCTCCATTCATTTTATACATTCTGAAATTTCTAATACTAAAATCTTTATTTCCTCTCAAACCACCAGTTCTTCTTGAGTTGTTTATGATACCGTACAAGTCTTGTACTTTATCACCTGCTGATTTTTTAATGCTATTAACACCACCTCTAAATATAGTCATTTGAGGTTTTTTTGTAGATGTGGTAGTACCTGTTCTTGGAGTGAAAATAGGTGTGTTGTTATTACCAATTTGACCACCTAGCACTTGAGTAATTTTAACTATAACATTTTGTCTAGTTTCACCAAACCGTGTCTCATCGAGTAATTCAGTGGTAAAAGAAGAAGAATATTCAGCATTAATGAAAGCCTGTATTGCAATTGCTAAAGATGCTCCTCTTACGGCATTATTACCACTCACATTAGTAATTATCTTAATAAATTTTTTAGTACCTAAATCTGTTATATTAGTATCATCGTCAGTAGTTGCAACTGTTGCAAAAGTGCCACTAGCATTGTCAGCCACTCTAACAAGAGGTATATATTTTGGATTACCGGAAGCATCTTTTAACGTGATGAGACACCTGTTCGATGCTATTATTTCATCACTATCAAAACTACTAACTACACTACCTAGTAAGTTGTTTAAATCGTTAGTTTTCACCCATACACTAGACACAGTAAATGCAAAGTTACTAACACTATTATTAATCATACAATTTATTTTTGCACTAGCACCTATACCTGCTGTTTCAATATTATCATCTACAAAAATTCCATCTATCATAATCTCAGCATTTTGCAAATTCAAATCAAGATTATATCTACCTCCACCACCAAAAGGTATGGAACTACTTCCTGCTTTTCTGATGGTTTCAAGAGTTATGCTGGTAGCATCCAATTCAGTAAAATCTCCATTTTCATGAATTAAACGAATAGGAGTACCTGCTGCAACCATTTATATCATCTTCCTCTAAAACTAACTTTTCTTTCCACTTCTTTTTCAATAGTTTTACTAATAGCATCTGCTAAGTCACCAGCCAAACCAGTAACATTTACGTTTATACCTAGTTGTTGCTTTGTAGCACCAACGGCATCACTAGCAACATCACTAGCAGCATCACGAGCGTCACCAGCAAAATTTGCTACACCTGAACCCACTTTATAGATTATAGAATCTTTTATTCTACTTTCTAATTTTTCTATACCGGACTCAACATCATTTTTAAAATTATCAAAATAACCTCTCATAGTGGCAAACAAATCAAAATCAAACAATGCTTTAAAATTTTCAAAATAACCTTCTAAAGTACTAAATAAATTAAAATCAAATAAAGGTCTTATTCTATTATTGTAAATGTCGCTTATTTTGTTAATTATATCGTTCCATACAGTAGAAATCTTATCGCCCATTTTAAGAAATAGATTTATTATCGAACTTGCTTTGTCTGATAACCAATCAAATTTAGGTTTGATGTATTCATCATACCATCCTGCGAGTTTTTTATACACGTCATGTATTGCTTTACCCGCTTTGTTAAATGCATCTGCAAAAAACTGACCAATATTCTGTACACCACTACCTATTTGTGATACAGTTTTCATTACCGTTGCAGACATTCGTGCAACGCCGCCTAACGCACTCATCATAGAAACTAACGAAGACATTAGAACTCCTCCTCGTTCAAGAAGCCGTAGTCGAGGCTAATAGTTTCATTGTCATTTTGTGAAGATACTCTTGCTCTTTCACTTTCTTTTTCTTGTTCATCGTCAACCGCCAAAGCCCAAGATAAAGATTGTTGGAATGTTTTAATATCCATTTGATTCACTTCCATTAATGATATGTTATAATGTTTGGCTACTCTATATGCGAACAACTCAGTTTGTAAACGTAAATCATCAGATGTTTCTATAACTTTTTTCTTTAGAAACTTCTGAATCATTCGTTGTTCGCTTTGGTAAACCCCCCTTGCATTGCCTCGGCTAATTCTTCAGGTCTAGGTAAAACTGATGCTATTTGCTCACCAACATAAGTCGTTAGTTGCGTCATTTCTTGAGGAGTGAGAGAAGGATTGGTTTCTACTATCCAGTTTGCAAAAGCATATCTCCAATATGATTCTAAGTTTAAAGTGACTTCACCACCCGTCATATCGAACATTTCTTGTGCTGCTCGCTGTACATCTAAAAAAGTAATTTCTCTTATCCAAATCTCCATTATGGCATCTGGGTTATTAGGGTCTACTTTTATTTCGTGTTTTTCATTATTCTTCTTCGTCAATATTTGGTTCTTGTCCACTATCATTATTGTTCACTTCCTCGTTTACAGCCGCTTCAGCGGGGGCATCCGATGATTCCTCAACAGCCTCTTCCGAGGGGGCTTCGGTTTCATCATGTGGTTGTGTTTCTTCGGTAATACCTTCATCATCTCTCTTTAGTCTAAGAACGACTTGGGCTTTTGTACCTCGAATTGTTAGTCCACGTTCTCTGCATATATCTTGCAGTTCACGTATTGTCATAGAATTATAATCGATATCTACAGAAAAAGGTGAATCTATGACTTCTTCTACTTCTTCTACTTCTTCTGAAAGAACATCTTCTGCCGCTGTGACCCAAGCAGGTGCAGTCAACATAAGAAATAATTCTCTATCAATTGATTTTCTACTAGGTTGTGACATTAAGAAATTAAATTTATTTTTAGTCAAATCGACAGTTGAATAGTCATTTTTATGAATCCAATTTATGTAAGCACGTTTGCCGTGTTTTCGATAATATCTTACTTTTTGTATAGCCGTTAACATATTATCACCTAAGAATGTAGTACCGTGTCAGTTGCTAAAACTCTAATGTTTTTAGGCATGATTTTTAATGTGGCTCTGATAGCACCTTTATCTTCAGGTATTGGAAGTGGTGCTTCTACAATATAGTAATCGTCAGTAACTATGTCTATACTTTCTCTTGTAGCACCAGTACCTTGTTTAAGGAAAGATAATTGTATCATATCTGCATCAGTAGTGTCTGTAGTAGTTTCATCAAAGTTATGTACTGCTCTCCTCATATTATGATAGAATACAGGGTCGTCTACAACAATTTCCATATCAAGTTCGTATTCAGTTTTACCTTCAATTGAAAGTGAAGGATTTCTTGAACCAGCAAACGGAACTTGGTCTGTTGCAGAATCTGCTATATTTGAACCATTAATTACATAATGCTGTTCTACTCCAGTTTTTGCATTTAAGGTAAAAGATATGACTTGACCTAATGTTTGTCCGGCTACTTTTATTGTACCGTTGTAAAACATGAATGGTTTTTGAGTACCTTTTTCAATACCGGATTTCTTTCTTTTAATATCAGTTTCAGCAGTTTCTTCAAATAAACGATGAATATCGTATCTATCTCCTGCATTACTACCTTCTAATCTACCAGTATCAGTATAACAAAGAGCAGCATCAAAGTTAACTGTCATCCTAAGAGCAGCATCGTTATCAGCAGTAAGAACAAAATCTTTTACTTTACAACCACGAAATACACGAGTAAGTTGTTTAGAATCTGTTGCACCACCATCAGTTGCTTCAATTACTGCTGAACTATCTATATCTCTTCTTCTTATGCTAGTTTCTAATGAAAAAGAAGGGAGATGAGATTTAGAAAATATTAATTTTGAAACTGGATTTTGTAGATTACCATTAGATTCTCTATGAGGAGAACTAGTAGAATTGTCAGCAAGATATTTTATAAATTGAAGAGTACGACCTGTAGGATGTGAAAAATTTAATGGGCCATCTAGCCAAATAGTACCTGCACCACCTGTATCATGAATCGCTACAATTCTTCTCACTTCTTCAGGTCGAGCCTTTGTGATTATATTAGATGCACCTACAGTTGGGAATATACCATTTGTAGTTTCTTCTCTATAACTATTAATGTCAATATCATCATCAGAAGTTGCTACAATAACTACGTAATCTCCTGCAACTATATTACCACTAATAGTAGGTGCATTACTATCATCGCTACTATATATTATTCTACTAGCACCCGCTTCAACAGCACCGTTTAAGGCAAAAGCAGCACCACCAGCATGACCAGTAATATTTACTACTTCGTTACCTAATGCGTAGTACAACCATCGAGAATTATGTAAATTGTGTTCAAAAGACCCCCCTACATTGGTGAATCTACCCGGAACTTGTACAGCAACATCTCTTCCAAGACCAACTACATGATATCTTTTCAAATCAACTTTAGTTTCAGGTAATGCTATTACATTCATTATTCCAACAAACTGGTCAGTTAACACTCTTTCGGCAGAAGCATTTGCATTTGCAGCATATGTCATTGCTACATCCATACTTGGTGCAGTATAAGGTAAAATTTCTATAATTTCAGCAGTAGAAGCAGATGGACAATCATTATCATGTTTAGTTGTTAATCTAGGATGAATAGTCAGTTGTGTTTTACTGCCAACAACAGCGTGTTTTACTATTGTGAAGATAGAACCATTCGATGCATTATCATCTGCATAAAATCTATTTCCACTAGTTTGAGTCATACCGTGAAAACAAAGTTTTGCACCTACTAACATACCTATAGGATATTCTAAAATACCACCATTACAAGGTGTGTTAGCAGCACCTCCACTAAATTCTATTATACTCGTTTCATCTGAAGCCCAAGTTCCACTTGCTTTCGCAGTAAATATAAAACTTGAAGAATAGTCATGAGTTAATTTCATACCACTTTCGTGACCGAAAGAAATTTCTGATAAATCACCTTTATAGACTGTTGATGGCATAATTTTTCACCTCATGGTATTTGTTCTGCAAAGACTACGACCTCAATTTGAAAGGTCATTCGGAACAACATCTTGCTCCGGTCAGACAGGTCTGTACGGGTTTTATATACTAACCTATCGAAGTTAACCCCATCTCCTTTGCGATTTAGATGGGTACACCTCCTAATTTCATTCTCCATTTGCTGAAGTCTCTTTCTGCTTTTTGAAGTTCTAATGTCAACTGTAATATTTATTCTAGTGGTTACAAAATCATAAAGAATATCAGGTATTTCTTCGTTATGTGCAGTCTCAAATACTAAGACATAATCACTGTTTTGTAAATTTATACGCTTACCTCTTTCTGGAGAAGTTTCTGCAATATCTATAATTATAGGTTTGATATTTTCTGTGTTAGCCCTATTCCAGTTATCCTTGAACGTATCAATTACAACATCGAGACCTTCTTTGAATGTTGCAACCATTACTTCCTCACCTTTATCACTTTGTTAACTTCTACATGGTATTCATATAAATCAGGTATGATATTTTTACCGGATTTTTTTAATTTATATTCTTTCAATAAGGGTGATTCAGTTAGCATTCTTTTATCAACCACTTGTTCGATATCTTCTTCACTCAGTATGTCATTATATTTTTCTTGTGAAACTTTCATTTCTCTAAGACTAGGTGGGTATTGTGTAAAACCTTCATTCAATTCTTTTTGAAACTTCTTATCTTTAGTAAAATCTGCAATAAGAGAACGTTCAAATTCCTCTCTACTCTCTTTACCGAGCAAAGTTTCTCTCTTAACCAAAGAGAACCACCTCTTTATATCGAGCCATAGTTCTATCTACATCTGCTCTATATAGTTGTATTTTAGATGCTAAATCAACATTCTGCGAACCTTCGGGTATGAGTATACTCCTATCATCACTCATCAATAAATCAATAGCAACTAATTTTGTACAAGCATCTTCAATAGCCTGTTCAAGATATCTTTCACCATAGATGTAAGAAGTTTTAATTGCATTCCACTCAAAGAATGGATATGAATTGTTGAAGTAAATTATACCCATTTCGTGGTCAAGCCACCAATCTCTCAACCTACCTTGGTCTCCACTAGAACTCCCGCCTTGTAAATCTACAACTAAAGAATGTTGAGTAAGAGCACCACCAATAGCGGATAAATCACTACCAACTACAATTGTACATCCTGTAAAAGTTGTCGATGTTTTTCCTGTGTAACTGAAAACATCCCCACTAGCATCAACAACAACTCCAGCATCAACAAAACCATTAGTACTATCTACTGTAATAGTTGTACTATTAAGACTACTAAATGTAGCATTAGCCTGTGTAGTTTGATTAATGCTTATGTTGGAATTAGTAGTTACTATACTACAAGTTTCTCCGCCTTTTGTACCTCTCATGCTAGTAACTTTGACTATACCTGTACCATAATCAGAATTGGCTGAAGCATAAAATTCGTTATGAAGTGCAACATTAGCGGTATTACCTTCAAGTGTAAAAGCAGGACTAAAATCAATAGCAGCCTTACTTACTCTATTTTCTTTGTTAATTAAGTCTGCAAGATTTTGTGCACTAGTAATTTTGTCAAAAGCACTTCTCCATTGATTAGTACCAGTACCTATAGTTAGTGTAGCAGCACTACCATTACCCGGAGACATAACAATAGAACCAGAAAGTGCTTGTACGCTGTCAGGGATATGTATACGTGCTTCTGCCGCACCAATTTCTCTATAGTCATCTCCTTGCCATAGTTCAAGCCTCAATATTTGTTGAACATTTCTAAAAAGCAGAGGAGTCGTTCCTACGTAATCTGTATAGTATCTACGCCTGTAAGGTTTGTATGTATCGAAATTAATATATTCTGCACTAACAAGGTAGGGTCTCCAAGCATTATGAGTTTCATTATCTATCTTGTCTTGCATACGTTTTATGATAGTCTCTACTTTTGTTTTAGTAAGACCTCTTGTTCTACCATCGGAAAAAGATGCTTGATTCTGCACATAACCGTTATCTGTTGTTTCATACAAACCGGGATTAATTGCAGACGAAAATGCTAGTTTCACACCACCTGTTGATGTAGTTATACCAGTAATTACACGTTCTAAACCCATAGGGTCAGCATCACTGTAGATAAGTATTGTATCTCCTACACTAAAACCTATGGCTCTGTAATCAGAACCTGTAACAAGAACCGCATTTGCTTCTGCATTAGCAGACATCAACACCGCTTCTTGTGGGCCTATATCTAACAAATCTGCTACTTTTTGTGCAGTAGTATATACTATAGCATCAGGGTCTAAGGGTCTTGTTTCGCCTTCACCGGGATTGAATACTTGGGGCATACATACAACTCACTTTTAATTAAACCCAAAATCTTGGAGACTGGTTTGCCCCGTAACTCCAACTTGAGGTCTAGGTTCAGGCATAGGTTCGGGCATAGGTTCAGGTTGAGATTGAGGTTGTGCTGACATATTACCAATATATTCCATTATTTTTTGATGGTCAGGTCCTACTGCATCTATCGCTTGTCGAACCATTTCTGAATGACTCATGGGTTGAGCCATAGGCTCAGGCATAGGTTCAGGTTGAGGTTCAGGTTGAGGTTCATGAGATGGTTTCTGCTTCATTTGTGCTGCTTGCCCATCCTCATTAAAATGATGTTGCGGATACATATCAGTAAATTTGTCATGATGTGCATGGTCTCCATTAGGTCCTGAAACGTGATGACCGTCATTATTAACTGCTAATGGATTCATAGCCATTTTGTTACCTAGTCTTGAATGGTCTGCAAGGAATTTTAAATTATATGGATTTTCTGGGCTAACAGCGTTTAACATCATACTACTCACCAATTTATTCTTAGTATCTGCATCTTTACTACCATGCATTCTATGTGCTAAAGAATTTATATATTGTGATAAAGACAAACTATCTTTACCAACATGTTTTTTACCTAATGTTCCATGTGATTTACCTTTGTGGTCCATCAATTTCATACCCGGTGGCATGGCTATTTTTTGGTGTTTATAATAATCTCTTTGTTTTCTTGCTTTCATAAAATCCCAAGTTAAATCAAATATATCATTCATAATCTATTCACCTCATCTCTATGCCCTTTGTTAAATTCCATCGGTTTGCCACAAGCCCCACAATCTGCTCTCCACATAAAATGAAGCATACCACAGTATGTACATCTAGTCCCTGCACCTATATTCAAAACATCGCCAACATTTTCTGTTCTCGCTCGCTGATTTCTTGTGACTCCCTTTAATGGATTTGCCTCATCAAAAACTGAACCGCTATCATAAGCGGTATCAACTCTAACGTTTTGTTTCTGTGCTCTCGATATATCGTCAATTTCTAATGTTCTAACATCGAAACCCATTCATATCCCTCACTCTCATGCGTTGCCTGTTAAAGATAATATTAGATATACGTTACCTAAAACAGTAATCGGTTCTACTGCTACTAATGTAGAGCCGGGTGTAGATGCTGCCGCATCTGTCATTGCTTTACTCACACTACCAGCGGTATTGTATGCACCAAGATTATTTGGCGAAAAATCCGCTGGCGAGAAAGGTCCAATTACTTGTATTTTAGGACTAACTGCCATCTAAAACACCGCCTTAGCGTTGTCCTATTGCTGTAAATCTACCACTTTTGTTGTTACCTGCATGCACTATATCGAAAGTTGTATCTCCACTGTTAGCAAAATGTGCATGACACATATCTGCTGCTGATGGATTAACGGTGACGGATAAGATACTACTTAGTTGACTGCTTAGGTCTACTGCACCTGTTGCTACACCGCCACTTATTGTATATGTTCCTGTTACCATGTACATGTTTCCTAATACTGCTGGTCTATCATCAATTGTTACTGTTATTGCCATAATTTATCACTCCATTGTTTGTTCTTCTACCACTTCAGTGGTTTCTTCTGTTTCGACCACAGGTGGTGCTGGATTTAGATGTTCCTCAACTAAACCCAATAATGCACCTTTTGTCCTGTAACCAGCACCGAAAGAAACTCCTTCTGCTTTCAACCATTTCTTAATGTCTCCTATTCTCCAACCGGAGTCAGGTATTCCATCATTTAATTTATCAACGGTCTTTGCTTCTGCACCTGTAATTACGTAGTTTTCATTTAAACTACTACCAAACTCGTCAACCCACTTTTGGCTAACTTGGTAAGATATACCACGATACACTGTGTATGTCAATCCTCTCGGTGGAGGACTGCTGTGGTATTTTCCTATGTATTTTACTTGTGGCATGAAGAATCATCTCAGTTCAATAATAGCACCGTTACTTGTACTACTTGGTTTGCACCTTCAGAGTCTATGATTAGACAAGGTAGTGAACCACCTGTTGCTAGTGGTGCTGTTGCATCGTCTGCTCCTACAAGTCCAGTGTTGGTCATTGTTACAGTTATGTCCTTAGCAGCGGTTGCTGAGGCATATCCTACGATTCCTAGAATCTTTGATGCTCCGGCAGAGAACAGTAGAGGTTCTACTGTTGCCGCTTGTACGACGTTACAAGTGAATGTTACCATTCTCAAACTGCCTACTGCGTTTCCATCTGCATTCTTTGCATTGAAACCTGCTAATGTACCGGGGTATGAACCTCCGCTGTTTCCATTTAGCCAGCCAGTCTCGTCTACTGGTGTACCAGTTCTCATGTCTATATCAGCCAGTATGTCCACCAATGTGAAGTCGCTGTCTGCTACTTTTATGCTTAATCCTTTTTCAGTTATTGTTGTTGTTGCTACCATAATTTATTCCTCCATTAATCTCCACAAAAACCTTACTTAAGGTCTCTCACCTGTCCTTGTGCTCCAAAGAAAGTCGTCCAAATTTCACCCATTGTTCGGTAAAGTCCTTCCTGTCCTAGTCTGTTTATTGCGAATGGGTCTCCTGTCTCTATACCAGACTCAAAGTATTGTGTTGGTATTGCTGTACTGAAGTGTAGGTAATCTGTATCTAGTAAATACATTCTAGCAATTGTGTCTTTTGCCACATCTTTAGATGGGATGATTGGGACACCGTTGTATGTTGCTACGATGAATCCAGCCTCGATACCGGGTACACCCTTTACTCCATTGTAAGTAGGTGTAACTCTCTTCTCTTCCATGAATCTTTGTTGAGATTGTAATAGTTGTTGTAATCTCATCAATGTATCATATCCAGTTAGTATAACTTTTGGATTTCCACCACGTACCCAAAGTCTTTGGAATATATCATCCAAGACATCTAGTGATAGAACTCTGTCAGTTGCTGTATCGCTAACAATATTGTTACTCATTTCAGCATTAGCCCAAGACCTATTTGCTTCTCTACCAATACTGTATATATCTAAGTTACTGGTTGCTGAAAGAACATTATGGTCTGCATCTAATCCGGTTTTTGAATTAGCGTCATCATTATGTGCTGCTGTAATTCTGTCAAGTGACTCAAAATTGTTACCTGCTGTATTGTCTACTTTGTCTAACAACATTTTGTTAATAGATTCTGCGTGATGTTTACCCATTTCTTCTTTAAGAACTGAGCGTATATCTCCCATTCCGTCATCCTTGTCAGCAAGGAAGATAGCAGTTTCAGACATATCGAATGTATGAGCGATTGTCTTTGGTTTTGCTGCTATGTGCTGGAATGTTGGCCTTTGTGTGTCAGGTAATGTTGCGTTTTCTGCAACTCCACCAAGTAATGAACCAGTGGTAGCATCTGAAGGCTTGCCAGTTATAACACGCCATCCTGACCTATCCCAAGGTTTCTTTGGTAGAATTGAGAAAGCGTTGAACTCTTGGTTCAATTGTGACCACACTTTGCGTCCATAAATTGCTTGGTATGTACCAGCAGTTGTGGACAACATTGGGCTGTCAGCCTTCAGTAATTCGCTACCGGAGTATGAGTAACCCATTGCGTTACCTGCTCCATAATAGTATCTTTCCATATCAGTTATTGTTCTTACGTAATTTCTTGCCATTTTATTCACTCTCCCTCAAAGACTCGACCTGCGAGTTGATGTACTTCATCCCAAGACATTTGTGCTAGGTCAGAAGTTGATGGAACTTCATGTTGTGGTGCAGCAGATTTTTGTAGTGTTTCTCCTACTTCTGCTGGTGTACCAATACTATCAATTCTTTCTGATAGTTCAGCAATTGCTTTTGTAATAGCATCTAAAGGACCACGAGCATCGTAAGATGCTGCTTCTGCTTTTGCTATTTCTTCTGCACGTTCTGATTGGTATCTTGTAGCAAAATCGTTTTCCAAACTGCTGCGGAATTCTTGTTCAAGAGCCGCTGCTTTGTAAACTTCATATGCTGCTTCTACATCAGATGCATCTAAATCTGTAGGATTCAAGAAATCTGATTTCTTTACATCTCCACCGCTGTTGAGTTTAGGGATTGCTCCTGTAGATGGATTTCCTCCTTCTTGTTGACGTAGAGGTGCTTGTCCACCATTAGTTACGTCACTACCTTGTAATTCACCGGGCGTTGAACCCATGTTTTGTTTTGCAACTGAATCACCATCAAAGTGAGCACGAGCAGCCATTGTGTCTACTCCTGCACTCTTTAGAGTATCTTCCATCCAGTTTAGGTAGTCGGATGTAATAACATCAGAATATTCTGTATCAGATTTTTTCTTATCATCTTTCGATTCTGCTTTTTCATCCTTGCTTTCATCTTTTTTATCTTCAAGGAAAGCAGGTTTTTCTCCTTTTTCCATTGAGTCAAGACGTGACTCTAATCGAGAGAGCACGTCGGTCATCTGGTTCATTGTATCATCTTCTGTCATTTTATTCACCTTGTTTTTTTCTTCTTGTTTATCTTCCTTTAATATTCTGAATGTTGCTTCCGGGTTTATTCCTTTTTCACAAATTGTGATTTCATGGAGTTCGAGTTTACTGATTTCTTGATAATCGCCATGTTTAGGGTCTGATTTTCTGACTCTCTTGAATGCCTGTCCACCGATACTAAAGCCACGTAAAGCACCTTTTCGTATTTCGGCAGCGACTTCTTTGGCTTTTTCAATGTCGTCACGTAGTTTTATTACAACAAACATTCCGACATCGTCAACTTCGCTTTTCCACAACCTCCCTTCGCTATCCGTATAATTTGGAATGACATCTCCTACTTGTATATTTGAATGTGCTAACTGTACGTTTCTATATGATGGATTTTGCATGAATTTTGTAAATCCGTCTTTTAACGCTCCCTGTGTTATTAAGTCCCCTTGCTTGTCTACCAGTTCAACACTGGCATATCCTGCAACAATGAGTTCATTCCCTGCTTTAAGCAAACTGATAGGTTCATCAGAAGGTTTGTACTGGAGTCTCGGCTGCACACTAATTCCTGTTTGGTTTGTTATGATACTTATATGAAACGGTTCAATAAGTGTCTAAGTCTTCTTCTATTTCTTCATGATTTTCTTCAGAAATCTTCATTTTTTTGTCTCTACCGGGATATTTTTCAGGTTTTTCCATATCTTCAGTGGGTCTTTCTTTCATATCCCAGTCAGGCATACTTTCTTCAGACGTTAAACGAGTAGGACCACGAGGACTTTCTATCTGTGCCCCTACGTCAATCCCTAGCCCTCTACCAGCCATATTACTGTGCCCTTTTTCTAAAACGTCTAATGCCCTTGCTATCAATTCTAATGTTTTTAACATCTGCTCTCTTTTTGGTTTCATTATCCTAGATTCATCATCAGCATCAATAATACCTGCACTTTCAACTTCAATTTTTTTATCGTTAGGTTTACTCGGCATATTCATATCAACTTTAGATGTAAGGCGTTTCTTTTTTTCTGCTTTCCACATTTGACGAAACGCAGGTTGCCAATATTTTTCTAAACTTTTGGCTAATGTTAATGGATAATTATCATCATACAATTCCCCTAACATACTTTTAGGATTCAAAACGTCTAGTAATACCCCGTCATCTAAAATATCATATTTCACAATGTCGTCAGCAAAATGTAATATGAACTGTTCATTTTCAATTTCCATATCAAAAGGAATATGATAATCATCGTATGACTTAGTCATCATAATCCATTTCGGATGTTTTTCTTCTCCTTTCATATATGTAGATTTAGCATCTCTTAGTAATATCTTTTTATCTTTATTATCAGATAGTAAATCTTTCACTGCATTTTCAAGACCATCTTCGTCTGTAATTTTTAAAGTTGAAGGACCAAGCACATGAATAAAATTATGACTTTCAAACTGACCTCTAAGTAGTTTCATTCTATCTCTAGTATCTAAATCGGTCACATCTGTCCCATCGTAATGCATTACGTCACTGATGAAAATACCTTCGTCATTCATAATGACATCTATAACATAATTTTTACTAGTAATTTTTCTAAAATACTTATCCATTTCACTATAACTATCTACTCTTTGTGCATTTCCATCAGTTAAAGTAATTCTGTTTCCTGTTCTTTTTACTTTCAATCTTTTACCATCTTCTTGTATAGAAGCCACCCATTCACCAGTAAATCCTCTTAATTGTTCAATATCGGTAATTTTGAATATTTTATGTAAAGGTTCTATTAAAGGCATTTCTATAGGCAATTCGGCTTTAGCCACATGAGATATATCAGCATAAACAAGTTCGTCACTTTGAGAAGACGTTTGAGGATTTTCATGTATTTGAGCCGATGTTTGGTCTCCTAAAACGACATTTGTATTCATTTGATGTTGTTCTTCCCCTAATATATATGGGTAAACACCAGCAGGTGGCGGAACATGAGCACGAGGTGTAGCATAATTCCCTATGTTTATATTTCCTCCTTTGGTGAAATTAAATGCGAAATTTGCTTGTGAGTTTGTCATAGTACTTGCTATTGGAGCAATACCGCCACCAGTATATACTGTAGATAAGGTTCTACCTTTCTGTTCATGATGTGGATGTATTTCTACTTCACCTTGTGAAAAACTTGGTCTAGTTATTGTTTTTTCATCAGTCGGGTTGGCTAGTTTTTCATCATAATCAGCATCATAAACTATAACACTGTCTAACATGTTATGTAAATTGTCTTTATGCTGTTTTTTCCCTACATTCATACCACTTCCTATTTCACCGTTCTTTTCATAGACTAAACCGTAATCATTTTTTAATGAATCAAATTGTGCACTCTTTGGAGAAATATTCATTTTTTTATGTATATCTCTTATGTGATTATATATTGGATGAGTTCTATAATGCTCGTTTCTTACTTTAGTAGGATTTGGATGTAAATCAAAAGAGCCACCTGTTGCTAGTTTACCTCTTGATATTTTTTTAGGTTGCATATCAAACACCATGTTACCTTCTTCATCTTTTACTAAATTACCAAATTCATCTCTTTTAGGTATTTTTTCTAAAGTAGGCGGTACGGCTTGCGATGCTTTTCTATAATGACTTGCAAGTAGTTCTTGACGTTCTTTAGAATTATTAGTTTTATCCCAAGTATCTTCATAGATTTGTTCCCCATTTTCATCTATCATTTGTTCCCCATTTTCATCTAATTTGGGTATTTTTGAAAGATTTGGATGCTTACTAAGCAATTGTCCTAAAGTCATAACTTTATTATTTTTACCAATATGACTGTTTATTAATTGTTGAGCATACATTAAATTATCTGGATTAAGTTCTAAACCAAGTTTTTCTACTAAATTTTGTGCAGTTAAATTAGAATTACCATATTCATCGTTACCAAAATCATTCAAACCAACTCCATGTTGACTCATTATTTTCTGTATATCGTCATGATGACCTTTACCTGTTTTACTAAGTTGTTGCATAGTCTGCGATTCACTTTCACCTATTACACTACCATAACTTTTCAAATTATGCACTTTATGAGGTACAGTTAACAATCCAATTTCTGCATCGTGCAATAATTGTGCCATGTTAATTTTGACTTGGTGTGCCCCTACTACATCTGCATTAAAAGCATCTGGAAAATTTTCAAGCACTTTAGGTAACAAATGTTCTTTAGCAAAATCCAATTTAGCATGTTCATCTCTTACTCTCCCTTCTTCTTCGTGGTCAAAACGATTTTTTTCTGCACTGAAACTATTAGAATAATGCTTATCTTCTATCACGTTTAGTTGATTTTGTACATGATTTATTTCTTCATCTAACTCTTTTAATCTATTTTTTTCACTAGTATTTAACGGCTTATAGATAGCAGAAGTTCTACTAAAATCATTTAATGGACCTTTATCATAATCTTGTTGTGTTGAGCCAAATTTCTCATATGATAGACCTGCTGAATCTCTTCTAGTTTCTAATTCTAATTTTTCTCCTTTTAATTGTTCTAAAAGAGAACCTATGTCTTCAACAGTACCTTGTTGTATTTCTTGATTATTTATCGGTGATTGTGTAAAATCATGTATCTCATCTGCAAACTCTTTTCTCCCAACTTTAGTTGACAAAGCAAGTAATTCTCTTAATTGTGACTCGTCAATATCTGTATTTATTTTTAATTTTTTAATATTTTCAGGGCTTAAAATATCTTTACTCTTAAGGAATGTATTAGGTTTCCCATTATTATGTAAACCAAAATCAAAACCCCAAAAATCACCAATATCATTTTTTTGCCTTATATCTGATACAATATCACTACCTCTATGACTCATAGCATGGCTCATGCCTAATATTTGTTTTATTTTCGATAGATTGTTAATTTTACCATCTGAAATGAAAGAATTGACTCGATTACTAACAACGTAGGGGTCGTGTAAAACATGTGGATTTTTACCATGTGTATTAATAAAATATGCATCTCCACCATCTATGTCGCCAAATTTATCTCTTCTTTTACCTTGATTGATTACATCAGGATGTCTAGCCGATATACGGTCAGTATCATTTTTATCATTTAAACCGGGTGATAATGTTACATTACCATTTTCATCTTTTCGAGTTCTAATAGAACTTGAACCGTGTAAACTCATTATGTCTTTTACCCCTTTATGTATTCTTGCACCTGCTGGTAAATTACTAGGTAGTAAAAAACTAATTAAACCTGTTATTTTTTCATTGTGCATCAAAGGGGATAAAGTACTACTAAATGATTGAGATTTACCTTGTTCATTAATATCGTCTAAACTTTGTCGTCTTTTCTCACCAAAAATAGATTTTGAATATACTTCACCGACTTTAGCGTTTTTATTTACATAGTGTGCATGATGGTCATGTAAAATAGATAAGAACTGAGTATCAGATATACCATGTCCACCCCTTGTATCGTAAATGTCATGAAACATTCTACCTAAACCTTCAAGTTTATTTTCATCTTTTTCACTTGTTAAGAATCCTTTATCTACACCGTATTCCGTTATTCCATCTTCAGATTTAGGTAAATCTTCTTTTCTAATACCATTAGAGCCTATCCTAAAAGGTTTTGAAATATTTCTAATATTTTTAGATTTATTAGATAAACTTCTACTATGTTCATAATGTTCTTTTACTGCTTGCATTTCTTTGTTAGTAAAATATGGTGTATTTCGCAAAGGTAACATGTCATGTTTTCCCCTTTCACTATAAGTAATACTACCATCCTCATTTGTCTTTTCGTTGAAACCGAGAAAATTAACCATATCATTCCATTTCCATTTATTTCCACTTCTTTCCATCACTTCGTTTGCATGTGCATTTTCATTAAGATTTCTATGAGGTGCTTTTTTCCCTTCAGCCCAATTTGTATATGCTGACCATAAAGGTGATGCTTTACCTGTTTTTTCACTTAAATTCATTTCTGCTGGTGTTTTATCTAATTTTCTATAATAATCTGCCCAATTTAAAATTTCTTTAATGTGCTTTTTATTTAAATTACCGAACTCAATACCCGTTTTACTTAAAGAAGGCCATTTGATAGCATTATTTTCTACAGCGGCTCTTTTTTCTCTTAAAGCAACTTGCCCCCAAGTTTCACCATCAAGATTTCTACCATCTTTGTATTTTTGATTAAAACTGTTTTCAGTAGTGAATTTTTTCATTTTACCATTTTGATAATAACCATTTATCCCATGATGCTCTAATAAATCAGATAAAGAAAGATTATTATCACCTGTAAGTGCGTTTTCAGCATCTTGTCGGCAAATATCATGACCTAGTTCATCCATTAAATATTGTGACATTACACCTTTGTTAAACTCGTCATAATTAGGATGACGTGCATCATCGTGAGTAAAAATTAAATTATCTAAAAGATGATTTGCAAAACCTAATGTTCTCGATTTATCTTTAAATTTTAATTTTTCATCTTCAAATTTAGCAGAAAGATTAGGGCCAGCAAAATTTGGTGCTCTTTGTGAATGATTTAATGCTGGTATTACACGGCTCATCATTTGAGTTTTCAAATAACTCATATTTAATTTACCGTCAGAAAGTTGTATAACTTGCTTATCAGCATTATCAGTACCATGTTCCATCAAATGATTAAAAACAGTAGTTCTATCTTGTGGTGATAAAAATTCTATACCTAATGCATGTGTAAGAAAACCAACACCATGATAATGATTATCACCATGCATTTCACCAAGACGATTTTGAACTATAGCAATTTGTTCTTTAACATCTTCAGGCCATTGTTTCCCATTCGCAACATAATCTTGTCTTAGTTCATCTTCAACTTTTTTAGTAATTTCACTTTCACCCAAACCTTGAGCCGCCAAATATTCTTTGTATGTTTTATCAGGTTTAATAAAATCTTTACTTTTAGATTTTTCAGCCCAAGTCATAAGATGAGTTTTCAATATCTCATCATCACTCATTTCACTTACTTTTTTAGTCCCTTCAAATAAATTATCTAACTCTCTACCATCAAATTCAGTATCTAAGTTATTCATTTTGAATTGTTCTAAAGATTTAGCATGTAATTGTGAACCATTTAATCCCCCGTTTTGACTAGTCTCACCTATAAATGGATGGTAAATTTCATTTTTTTGTACTTTATCTTCATCAGTATTTACATTTTTTATGTTTGTACCTAAACCAGTTGGTTTCACAACTCCACTCACAACCGGATTTTTAGATTTTTTATGGTGCTCATAATGTTCTTCTACCGCTTTTTTCACTTTATCTGCTTCACCACTTAAAACGTATCTAATAGAAGTATCTAAATGTCTTGGTAAACCATTAACTGGATGTTGTTCTACCATAGGATTATTGTTATCGAAAAAATGACTTATACCGGATTTCGTAGTAGGCCATAAAGAAGCACTTTCGCTTAAACTTCTTCCTTCATCTAATAAATATTCATCAATATTACGAAAATTGGCTTCATCGGCAGCAGACTGTCTCCCTTTTACATTACCTTTCATTCTACCATAATCTTCTTCTCTACTAACTTCATTTACAACTCTTTTAGTAGGAGGAGGATTCCCTTGTTCTATCCATTGTGTTGGATTTAATTTTGATTTTTTAAAACGAATATCGTTAATACGCATCAAAATATCATCATCATCAAAATTCGTTTTAAACGGAGGATTTCGTTGACTTCTCATTTCTTTTAATTTTGCAAGTATTTCGTTATTAGATAAATTAGGATTACTATTCACCAAATCCTTGATACTGATATTATCTATTGGTAAGTTTTCAAGATTAATTTTTTCTTTAATGATATAATCAGGTCTTATTTCACTCGCCATTTTAAGACAATATTCATCTATCCACGACTTAGTGAAAGATATGTTTTTGTTTTGGAGATTGATAATAGTATTTGATAAAGAAAGTAATTCATCGTCATAGTCTTCATACTGTAAAATACTTTTTAAAAAATCATTTCTGTGCCTTAAGTAAATCTCGATGTCATTTTCTTGCACAAAATCATCTCCTTAACCCCATTTTAATTTACATTGTCAGGGCATTTATAAAAAGGCATATCATCATATTTTTGACAACCAATTGTAACATTACCCCCACAGACTTTACAATCATGTATAGGTATCGCTTTATTTATAATTTTCACTATTCCCATAAAATTCACTCCAAATCAGAGCCAGTAGGAGATTTTCCACCCATGTCATCTAATTTGATGTTTAAATCATGAGGATTAAGTTTTTTATTCAAAGTTTCAAGATTAGGTGTTTCATTTATTGCACCTGAGTTTTTTACAACTTCAGAATCTAAAAGAGCATTGTTAGTTCCATAGAATGCATTTCTTGCAGATTCACCGGATACTATGTGGAATTCTTGACCCATAGGTTGTGTAGAATGAGATGTTTCTAAATGAACTGTGCTTTTTTTCATATCACCGTATTTTTTCACTCCACAACCAGTTTTTTGTAAACAATTTGCTTTCATCATTCCACATGTAGGGCATTTTTCTGCTTTTTCTAAAACATCTAACCTTTTAACCAAAAGTTCCGCTTTCGTCATCATGTCTTTTACTTCTTTTGCTACTGGTTCATATCGAGGTTTCATTAATACAACTCCTTTACTTCTCTATGTTGTTCGGCCATTTCGTGTATATCGGCCCATGTCATGTCGTGAATTTCTTCATTTGTATAAGAATCAGGGTTAGCAGAATCAGGTATGTCAGATTTAGTAAAAGTATCTGCTCTAAAAGCATCAGTTTCTACATCTTCAGAAAAAGGTGTACGTACTGGTACAAACCCTGCTTTTTTCAGTATTGCTTGTGGAGAATTAATCATTTTTCTTAAATTTATAATTTCATTGTCCATTGATTCCATTTTTGTAATCAAAGTATTCATTAATTTTTCAGTAACATCGTTATCTGCCATTTAATCACCTATCTATACACGGCGACCAAATGTTCCTGTAACTTTTTTTATTGCACCATGTGTTCGTGCAGGTGGCATGTAACCCTTTAGCACATCACCACGTTGTGAAGCATCAAATTTACTACCAGTTTCATTAAATTTAGCAAGTGGAACACCACCAACAAATTGTGCAGTGCCAGTCAAATCAATTAGATTTTCACTCTTTCTAACTATATCTGTTAAATCGTTATCTAAATAATTTGCAAACTTAATAATTTCAGATAAATGTGCTCTTGCTTGCACCTCATCGCCTTCTTCTACCGCACTGGTAAATGCTTGCTGATGCACACCCATTTTTCTAACCATTGAATCCATTTTTTGTAAGTCCACTTGTCTCACCTATGCACGTCGAGTGTATACCTGTTATTTTAACTAAGCCCCTTTAATCCGCCTAGAATCTTGTAAACCCTTCTGATTCTTCTCAGCAAGAGTAGGTTGTGGACCTCTTTGTTGAACACTAGAAATAGGAGAGCCGATGCCACCACTAGTTCTTGCTTGTGGCCTTGCTGGACTACTTGGAGTTCTCAATCCAACACCTTCACCTCCGGGTTGTGATGGAGGGACTATCATACCTGCCATTCCTCCTCCCGGCGGTACTCCCGGTGGCATTGCTCCTCCCGGTGGCATTGCTCCTCCCGGTGCAGGTGGCATTGCTGGATTTCCACCTTCAGGCGGTGGTATTTTCTTGTATGTAAATCTAATATCTCTATCACCATCTTCCATCAATTCAGGTTGATAACCAAGCATAACCATTCTTTGTGCAAGATTAACTTCCATCTCATCTCTTCTAAGTCTAGTGATTTCATCTTCTTCTTCATTTGGATATAATGTTAGTTTCCAATCATGAACATTCATTTGTTTTAACATTCGTGGAAATAAAACATCTGTGTAAACTTTCTGACCAAATTCAACTGCTCTATTGGTAACAAGTATTTGCATACCTTCGTTATTCAAACCACCACTTTTACCATTATCTATCATGAAAATGCTACTAACTCCGAAATATGCAGCAATGCGATTTCTTATTTCATCTCTCACCGCAATATACTGCATTTCTTCAAGAGTATCCATGAACTTAATCCATTGAACTCCACCTCTACCAGTTTGACTTTCAATACCAACTTTAGGAATGTAATGTGGGTCTCTTTCCATTTTCTCATCAACTGTTTTCCAAAAAGATTTCATTGATTCTAAATTATCAGTAGTGACGGAAATTATACCTTTTGGACTTCTTCTTTTTTGGTATGCTGTATACATATAATTATCCATTGCAGTAAGAGTCATTGCCTGTCTCCACAAAGTGTTCACCGGACTTCGACCATACAATTTACTTGGATTATATTTACTAATATGAATAACTTCTCCTTCTAAATAATACTGCGTTTTTCCGCTTCCCGCCATATTAACATAATGAGCATCTTGTTTAGTATTACCACACACAGTACAAGGTTCATCTTCACCCGGATAAGATATTTGGTCACGATGAATTGGACATACTTTGTACCTTCCACCTCTAACACCTCTTTTATCTGCAACAATTCTCATAAAGATTGGGTCTCCTCTCATTACTTCTTTTACTCTGTAAAAACCTATTTCAGAAGTTTTAGGGTCAACATAGTATTCTTTTATCAGTATTAGGAAAGCATCATCAACTACATTCAAATCTCTTTCAATTTCATGTAAAATTTGTATGAAAGATTGTTCCATTGAATTTTCTTGTTTTAATAACCATTTAGCGTAGATTACCTCATCTACATTTGGTGGTACTACTTCTCCACCACATTGAACACACGCCTCTACTTCTTGTGTATATTCTTCTTGACATTGTGTGCATTTAAATTGAAAATTCTTTTCCCAATAATAGCCTCTTCTAAAAATTTCTTGACCTAGTTTAGATATAACAGTACGAAGAATTAAATTTTCATGAGAAACTGCAAAAAGTGCAGGTATAGTAATACCTTGTGCTAAAACAGGTTCTTGTATCCCAGTAGTATAAAGTGGCATTTGCGGTTGAGGAGTAGTTCTTCTACGATTACTCCCAGTTAACCTTTCAATAAATCTACCAATCACACCTTTTTCTTCTTCGGCCACTATAATCCCTCCTTCCACTTGGCGATATCGTCAGAAGCGACACCCCATTCTGTTAAAAGGTCACTTGCCTTAATAGTATCATCACTCCAATTGCTGTATTTAACTAATTTTTGTAACTCTTCTTTTCTCACACTATCAGTTTCATCGATAAAAGCAAGTACCGCTTTGGCTTGTAAATCTTTCATTTTTAAATGTGGGAGTATTTGAGTTAATAATTTACGAATGTCACTTTTAGAATAAAATTGTAAACGATGCTGACTTCTTTGACTATCTTTGTATATTTTTTGGTCTAGTTGTAAAACACCACAACCTAATGTTTTTTGTAACTGCTCGCAATGAATTTTACCTCTTGAACCTGTAGCAACAAATCCTGCTCTTGGCTCTCCTCTTTTAGTTATAGAAATATAACCATCAGCATCTAAAAATCCTGCCGCATATGCATACGGGTCTTTCAATATTAAACCTGACTTATCCATTTTGACAAAAGTTCCTCTTTTACCTCCTGCAATTATGTCAACTTCTTCACCATAAACACTGATTAGTTTTGATAATTTCATTGGTGTCATACTTTTGTGTAATATTTTAGCATCAGATAAATTTTCAAAAAGTCCTCTACCTGACATTGAACCTCTTTCTGTGAGTAACTCCGCACTTTTTATCAAAGCATCTGTTTCTTTTTCAGTTAACTTATCCATTTGATGCAATGTAGTTTTCCATAATTTTTTAGCATCTTTTCTGATATTCATCGCTTGCACCCAAGCCATTTCTTCTTCTTTACCCCAAACTTCTACATGTTCATCGAGTTTAGAAAGTAATTCATCTGCTTCTTGCCATTGATTACATGCACGAATTAAACTAGCCTTTCTTGTATCGCCAAATTTTCTAAGTGATTTTAAATCTCTATCACTCAATCCAAATTTATGTATAACATTTTCATAACCTTCGCACCATGAAACAGATTCTAATGTACCTCTTACTTCCAATGCTTTTAACATTCTAACATCGTTTATCATACCATCGATTTCTTCTTTTGAATGTTTATTATGCCTTCTTGCTTTTTTTAATCTACCAACAAAATCAGATGCTGTACAACCTAAGTGTGTTTCAAACCACCCTTCGCCGTTATCTGCAAACATCTGCATACTAAGACCACCTACTTCTATTTTCATTTTCTTCTTTTATTATCGTGTCATTCAAGGTATCACCCAATCGTTATTTCTTTTCCCGCTGTCAAACCACGAATCAAACGCCGGCATGACATCATCTAGTAGCATAACACTTCCCTTAAATTCTTTTGTGGCCCAATTAGCCAAAGCAAGGCTCATTGCTAAGTCATCGTGTACTCCCACGCTTTCTAATTTACCATTTTTCTGCATACCAAAGCGATTTAATTCTTGTTCCAATTTATGTGTATATGTCCTACTTCTTTCATCTCCATATGGTAATTTGATATGTCCTTGTTCAAAAGCAAGAAGAAGGCTCATAAACAGAGATTCTTTTTTAGTTCTTGTAGTCATAAATACTCGAATAGGCATGTCTGCTGCCATTTCTCTCATTTCCGCTTCTAGCATTCTTTGGAAATTGTTACCTTCAAGTTCAATCAAATCAGGGCTAAAACGACTATTTAACATGACCATCATTCTTTTCTGAGCCATTGTACTCATCCCTCTTTCGTGTACAACATGGATTATTTCTTTGAAAGGTTCATTCGGTTTTTGTCTCATTACAGTCATCGCAGTAAAGTCAGCATTTTTATCAGAAGATATAGCAGGGTCATGACCTATGAAGTGTTGACCGAAAACACCATCCGGTTCACCTTCCTCGTTGTAGTTTGTTTCTGCTCTATCTAATAAAACTAAATTTGTATCTCTAGCACCCTCTAATATATCCATAGGAAACATACTAGCAACATCATGAATTGGCTCACAAAGATATTCACGAGAAAATTGTATAGCGGGCATTGAAAGCCTTCTTTGTTCTAAAGCCGCCATATCCCAACGTTCAGGCCATAATGCAACTCCTTCAGAATCAATTGCAGGATAAGTTTCAACTCTAAATGTTTCTTTTTGTTCTAATTCCGCATATAAGTCATTGTAACTAAATGGTGTACCAACCATCATTAATTTACTACTATGGTGAAGAACTGGAAGAAGTACACCGTAAAACCAATCAGCAGTTCTTTGAAGTTCAGTTCCACTAGTACCCCAAAGAATATCGTCACACACAACAACATCAGGGTGGAAACCACGAGTAGCCCCACCAACCGATTTTGCCATCAAACGACTACCATTTGTAAACTCGAAGTAAGACTTTGCCCACGGTTGTTTTCCGGCTGGCTTCAAATGATGTAGTACTGGAGTATTATCTATTAGATTTCTAATAAATCTCATATGTTCAAGTGTCTGTTCAAGAGAGTGAGAAAATATCATGATGTGAGTTTTCTTGTTAAATGCTGCTAACCATAATGCATATGACATAAAAAATACAGACTTACCGTGGTCTCTTGATGCTTTTACACAATAATAAGAATGTTCAGTTAAACCTGTTTCCCATGATTTATGATGATGATTGTAAAGAAACTCTAAACATTCTGTAAAAAAGTAATGAAATGACTTTTTAGCCATTTTTCTATCCATTTCAATAATGAATGATTTCATGTCTTCATTATCTTCAATCATATTAATCACTGATTTATTTCTTCACCTGTAAATTTTGCTCGTTCAGGAGTAACAACTTTGACCGGATTTTGTGCTTTTGCTGGACCTGATACTTGCATAGAACTATCTTGTACTGCAACCTTATCGTCATTAACAGGATAACCCATATGAAATTCAGGTTCTTCAGGTTCTTCAAAACCAGTAGTTGTGCTTTTACCAGCATTTACATAATTTCTGATTGTTTTCGGCACACCTGCAATTTTACCCGGCGTATCCATCGCTACATTAGTAGCAGCCGTACCAAGATTCATAGTTTGTTGTCCAGCAACACCAGCCCTTCCTAAATCAGAAATCATGTCACCACCTTGACTTTCAGATAAAGTTCTTGCCGCATTCCAAGCACCTAACCCTGCACCTGCTGCTCTACCAGCAAGACCTATACCTACTTGTAAAGGATTATACACTCTTTTTCCTTCTTCATCTAATTCAAAAAGATTTCTTTTTTTACCATCTACAGTAGTAAAAACATTCCCTACACCAATTTGTGTACCACCACTTTCAGGCGGTGGTGAAATATTACTAGCAACGGCTGGTGTAGCATTGCTCTGTTGTTTAATTATACCAACGTATGATTTTTTTATTCCGACATAACTCATTTTAATCCCCCACTGAAAGATACTTTGACCGCTTTGATTATTGTATCACTGTACCCATACGTCTTATGAATTCTTTCCCAATCACCCTTTGCATGTAAAATAGTTCTAACATCTTGAGATGTCACGTTTAATCTTTCAGCCATAAACTTAACATCAATACTTGAAGATTTATTCAAGTTATTATTAGGTACATGTTTCAACACATTTTCATCAGCAAAAGCATCGGTTAATTGTAATTTTTCCATCATTTTAATTAATTTTTCCGCTTTTTGAAAATCAGTGAGTAATGATTGTTGGGGGTCTGCAAAAGCACTTTGTGCTCTTTGTCTTTGTTCTTCAGTAATTCTTAAGTTTGGATTATTAGCAATATTTCTCATGGCTTGTTCTGTACCTTCAGGAGTTTGCGATGCTTGTTGTCTTGCTGCTACAGGACCGGGAAGTAAAGAACGGAAATTAGGAGGTGGTAAACTAGGTCTAACACCTACTTTATTATTTGCTATTATTTCAGCAGTAGGTGCTTTGATAGGAGGATTACTAGGAAATTCATTCAAAGTCATTTGACCACTAGGTAAAACAGGCGGTTGACCTGCAACACCGCCCGGCGGAGCAACTACAGGTGGAGGTGGAGTTACGACAGGTGGAGTTACGACAGGTGGAGGTGGAGGTGGAGCAACTACAGGTGGTGCAGCAGTGGGTCGTGAAAATCCTGAAGAAATTTTTGGAACTGACCCAACAAAGTTCTTTTGTGCATGTTCAGGTATACTTTCTACATCATGACCTTGTGCTCTCAAGTTATTACTTTGATTACTCTCATTTCTCGTAAATAATTCCATAGCACTTGCAGGAAAAGCAATGTGTTTTTCTAAACCATGACTTTCTAACATCATTGTAGAAAGAGCATTTGCAATGTTTCTCACTTGTGAAATATTTTCATGACCAGTCAAATCACCGGGTTTGAAACCTGCGGCCTGTAATTCTTCACCACTTAACATATCTAAAGCATGAATAGAAGTTGGACCTCCTGATTTACGATTTGCATTTAAACCGGAACTTAAAATAGTTGCATAGTTACGAACTGCTTTTGTATGTAAAGAGTCACCACCACCAATTTGGTTTTTTATTTTAGTGGAATGGGTATCACTATGAGACATCAAACTTTGTAAATCATCATGAGATAAAATCTCACCATTTCGTTTTCTAAACCCGCCTTGATATTTATTTTCGTAATATCTATCTAATTTTTTATGTAAAGAACCTGTTACAGTACCATCTTCTTTCACACGTATGTTACTATCGGTATTGTCACCAAACATTTTTTCAAAAAATGGATACATAGCCATATCATGTATAAAATCATCAAATAATTGCGTATTTCTTCCTTCTGCGGGTGCTCTATTATTTGTTTTAAAAATTTCACTTAAAGGATGTGTTTTACCAGTTTTAAAATCTGTCCACATTACACTATTCCATCGAGGGTCATTCATATCTACACTTTTTATTTCACCTTCATGTGGTATATGATTCATATCAGGTTCTTTTTGATGGTCAGGGTGTAATATTCTGTTTATACCTTCTTTTGCTTTACCTATTGAAAGACCAGAATCATCTTGACCATGTGGTTTTCTACCACCTCTACCATATTGTGGTTTCTTTTTACGTAAAAAATAATCATTTGCTAATTCTGGAATAATACCATAAGATGTAACATCTTTAAAAATAGCATTATTTTGAGTTATATCTTTAAATTGTTTTATTGCATAAGGGTCAAGAGGAGTTTTTTCTACACCTTGCTGATGGCTATCTCTATCTCTAGCAGTTTGTATCGCTCTAGGTACTAATCTACCATCTGCTGATTTAGCATAAGTGCTTGTTTCAGCAGTTATGTGTGGTACTTTTAAAAATCTTAAATTTCTAGTATTTGAATGTGCATGTGTCCTACTACTACCTAAATCTAAATGATATTTCTTTAAACTATCTGCTATACCACGATATGCTGGATTAGATAGCGATTCAAGATAAATTCCAAAAGCATGATTTTTCCCATGCATGTTAGTAGTACTGGTTACTAATCTACCATCTTGTGCTCGATGGCCTCTATCATCATCTTTATCATAATGACCTGTAACATTTTTTCTCCATTCTTTACTTTCAACATTTGGTAAGTCCCAACCATTTCTTTCATTATCTAAATCTATACCTTCTTGAACTATTTTTTGGGCATCCAGTGGATTGAACCCTGCACCGGGATATTGTTTACTCATTTTTTGTAAATGTAACCCAAGTTGATTTATGACTGCATCAATCCCATGAAAATGCACCCCATGACCATCATCCCACATAAGACCACCAAATGTGCCGGGTTTCATTTCCATATCATATAAATGACCAACACCTGAATGTCCAGATTGTTCATGGTCTACATGTCCTGAGTGAGCAAAAGGGGGAGCATCCATACCTTCCCATTTGTCAGGATTATCATTTAATGCTTCTTCAGGATACCATCTGTGTTCAGTAGTTCTCCCGTTGTGTACTAAATGAATACCATTACCTTTCTGTATAGGTTCACCTATAATATAAGTAGGAAAATAAACGCCTGAAGAAAATATGGGTTTCATTGTGTATTACCTCTAAGACCTTTTACCCCTCCTATATTTTCCATTCTATGGTCTTCAGTACCACCTTGAGGTTTTGTTGTCTGACCTGTTGGCGTTTGGTCAGCGTCGATTGTTTCTGCATTACCTGTACTTTTCTTTTTCTTTTCTTTAGCCCTTAATGTTCTTTCAGCAATTCTTAATATCTTGCCTAATTCTATTGTTGTTAAACCAAAAGCACCTTTTGCCACCATCATTGACGGTTGAGACATTGCATCCATTGGCATAGGTGTTGGTGAAATAGGTTTTTGCATCGGCATATAACCAGTAGCACCCGGACCTGACATTTGTGGTTGATTTAAATGAGGAACTTTTAGAGTACTAGGTGGTGTAATCGGTGGTAAACGATGAGGTTTCAAACGAGGCTTTGGTGCTGACATACCTTGCAATCTACCACCGCCTGTTTTTCCAGCATAATAACTACGAGCACCGCTTCTTGATTGTTGCGAAGTGGGAGAACGTACATTTCCTGCTCTTTTACGACTTTCTTGTTGACCTAAAAATTCTTTATATTTAGGCACATCTTTAGATTTAGGTTGTTTAGTAGCAACACCACGATGTTCCATTTCAACAGATAATGGGGCATGCATCAAACCTCTCAACTTACCTCTTTTTACAGAACGCATTTGACCTTTTGCCCTTCTACCAGTAGCACCTTTTGGTCCTAAAGAGCCGCCCGGTGGTGTTTTGAATTGTCCAGTAGAAGGTCTCCACTTTTGTCTTTTTTCTTTGGTTCTCCTTCTTTCTCTTTTCTTCTTTTTAGTTTTTTCACTAAGTTCTTTCGATTTTAATAATTGATATGCTATTTCCATCGGTTCACCCATGGCAAAAGCATTGCCTCCCGCAGCACCCGGTCCTTTTGCTTGGGCTGCTAGGCTTGTCAAGAAACCCATATTACCAGCAGGTCCAGTTTGAGCACTTAATTCACGGTCAGTGTCAAACTTGTCACCTTCTTCTGCTTCTTCTTTTTCATCTTTTAAACCGATTAAATCTTCAGCAGACATTTTTATATGTTTTATTTTATTTTTTTCTTTATCTTTTTTCTCTTTAATACGTAATTTTCTATCATATCTTTCATCTCTTGCTTCCGAAGATTCTCTACCGTACTTATCTTCTTCTTCATGATTATTGCGATACATATGTGATGATTCGCTTCTAGGGTTGTAAATTCTAGTATCACTACCACCCATGATACCGCTACTAGATTTTACAAGTATTTTACTCATATTCAATCCCCGCATAAATTACAATTTGTTCTGTTAATCTATCACCTAAAGCATCATAGAACGATTTAACAACCAAAGGAGAAGAAAAACAAGCACTCATCGATTTACAAATTTTTCTAAATTCCATTAGACCGCCTTTTAATGATTGTCTGAGTATATGTATTTCAGAAGGTTCATCCGTTTCTCTCATTTTTTTCAAGTCTTGCATAATGTCATACAAACTTTTATCTGAAATTTGTAGATTATTATTATTTTCAGCGTAGTGTTTAAAACGCCCATAAACAACAACGCAATAATCTAAAAACATAGGTAAATCGTTTTCTTTAATATCATAATCGGAAATTAAAAATCTATGACCCGGATGAGTAATTTGCATCAAATCACTAACAGAAACTAATTGATTATTCAATTTCAATCTCTCCGTTTTGTAATAATTCAGCCTTGATACGTTTCCAAGTATCGGGACTTTCTTTAGCCAATTCAACTTTCAATATATTGATTGTTTGATTGACTTGAGTACCTTCTGCGGTTGTACCCCATGCTTCATTGAACTTGACTAAATCTTTTATGCTTTCTCTAACTTCTTTATGTAATGTAACTGCATCTCGAACAAAACCATCTTCATAACCTGTAGATTCATCTAAGAAATCATTTAATCTATTATTGAGTTTTTCTACATTATTTCTCAACACATTCACTTCATGTCCTACTTTTACTACAACTTCAGTAGCAGCAGACCTTTGTACTAAAGGTTGAAAGTGATGTTTCATATGATGGTAAACAGTATTTTCAGCAACATCTAATTCTTTGGCTATTATATCAGATTGAGAACCATCTGTAAAAAACCTATTTTCAAATTCTGCTCTTTCAGGATGTGTGCAAATTACACAACTAGGATTAGCAGCCATGTGATATTCTCCCATATGATTTCTAAAATGACGGTCTGCTGTATTGGCTCTCCAACCCATGTCTTTGTCGAGAGTTTTTATGGAAGTTTCTCCGTTCCTTATCATGTCTTCCAAGTCATTCCTATCAGGATGTTGACAAAAGGCACAGGACCTTTTTGTCACTTGCTCACGCTCGGTCACGATGTGTCGACTACATGCGTAGCAAATTAAGTTTGTTAGAAAAAGAGACTATCATCATCTCGTTATACGTGAATACACTGTAGTTAATAAAATGAAAGATGCAAAGATTCCAACTAAGAAAAGTGTAGCATCATTTTGTGAAATTTCATTTCCTTTGTATATTAAAATAATCAAACTAGTAATGATGGCTGCAATTAATTGTATCATAATCATATCGACAATTGTGCTATGTCTAGGATTAAAAAATTGTAACGTCATATCGGCAACTGGCTTAGGTGTTATACTTCCTCCATTTATCATTTCATTGTACCTCCAAATAATGCTCTATTGAAAAATCCACCAGCAGCCTGTCCAACATTTTCCATAACGCCGGGTTGCATTGCTGCACCAAGAGCACCTTGTAATAACGATTGGTCAGCCATTGCTTTTATTTGCATCCTTTGTTGTTCAGCAGATTGGATGGATTGCATGGATGTGTTTTGTAAACTATTTAGTTGTGCAACAATATTTTCTGCACTTAATGTCTGTAAATCACTAGGTAAAGACATAACATCTAATGACATGTTACCCTCTTCATCTAGTTTAAAAGTAGCATTTTTTAACACATTCAGAAGAGAAAATGTGGTTATGTTAGAAAGCATTTCTATGAATACAGGCATATTTTGACTGACAATAAATCTATCTATCGGTTGTAAAGTTGTTAACATGGCTGCTAAAACATCTGTTTCAGAAGGTGGGGCAACGGGCATCCCATACTGTTGCGGAGTTATACCAGCACCACCTAATATGCCAGCAGTCAATGGTGATGCACCGTAAGAATTCTGATAACCTTGTTGTGTAGGAGGTGCAGTATTCATTACAGGTGCTCCTAAACTAAATGATGAATTGTTGCTTGCTGGTGTTGTAGAAAATAATCCCATTATTGTGTCACCTCATTTTGTTGTATTTCTGTTACTGGTATTACCGCCGGTGCTGGTGTTACAGGTGGTGGTTGCACTACCGTGGCGGGGTTAAGAACTTGAGCCTGTTGGTTTAAAACTGTTTGAAATGCTTGTTGAGCAGCAATTTGTTGTTGCACTTCTTCTTTTTGGAACATTCTCATGTCAAACTGTATCATAGTAATATCATTTAATCCAGTTTCTGGATTTGGTACGTGCCAAACATTAATCCCTTTAGTTCTATTAGAGTCTTTTTCTATTTCTTTAAAGAAGTTTTCATATTTTTGTACTAACTCAGGCATTTGTGTTTCTTTACTTTGCATGGCAGTAACAGGTACAGTAACTAAACTTACACCCTTGTTTACTTTATCTTTAAAATAAGATGGTTTTAATTCATCTTCTTTATCTTGTTCTGTTTCCCATTTACAAAGTAAATGATAAAGATGTAGATGTTCAGGACAATAAGTTGCTTGTAATCTACGACCACTAGTAACCCCGGTTCTTGCAATAAATGCTTCAGGTTGTGAAGTGATAGGGTTTGTCCAGTAAAGTTCCCACAGACTTACACCTGTTTCTTCATCACTAATTCTAGCATACAGATTGTCATGTTGTATTAATTCTTTAACATTACAACCATCAATACAACAAACTCCTGTATCTTTATTATATCTATATTTACTACCTACCCATCTTCTAGGGTCGAATATAGAACGTTTTGTCGGAGATAATAGTTTATATGCTTGTTTAATATCCTTTCTTCTTGCTTTTCGTGGGTCAGGATTATTAGAAGGATAAAAATTAACTTTAGGAACTTGAAGATTTAATTGTGTACCGTATTGCTGCATGTGTTGTTGTGCAGTGGCTTGTTCCATGATTGCTCCTTGATTAAATTGAGGATTGCCTTGTTGAGCCATCGCCATCATAGCAGCCTCATTCAACGATGACAAAGAATGTGTTTGTAATGGTGTGTTGGTAAGTGTTCGATACATGTTATCCGGTATATCTAAAACCATTTTTTCACTTCTCCACAGGAGACACTTTGATGAGCATCTCGTCGCCTTCGATGTCTATTCTCCAATTAAGTTTACTGCCAGCATCGAGGTTAAATTGTTTAATAATCCACATAGGCACAGTAGTCCTAAGTGACTTACTTGCTCCACCAATTGGAACTAAAACAGTACTCGTCGCACCTCTCGCCATATACATCCGACACCGTTACACATAAAAAAGGTCACTCATGTAGTCAATAAATCTACCATTGTTGGCTCTACGTTCCAACCTACCCTAGTTGCCATGAAAGCACGTTTTGTTGGTAGGTTTGCTTTTTGCAATCTAATCAACTCATCTCTAAACGGGTCAAATATTTTATGTTCACCTATTCTTCCTTGTGACCATAAATCTGCTGCACTTTTATCAAAGAATCTATCAGCCTTATTTGCTACTAACATAAGTAATCTAGGAGCGTATCTTTTACCCTTTAATCTACTTTTAAGAGTTCTATACCTATAATTACGATTTATCAAAGCATCAACTAAAAACTTGAATCCGGCTAATTGGTCTATACCATCAGGACCACCTGCAAAAGCCCTATCATCAAACATGTATACAACGCATTCAACTTGTCTTGCAACCATATCATCTATCCAAAGATTCCAAAATCTATCATGTCCTCCTACATCAGAAGAATAAACAACTCTTTTTTCACCGGAATAACTAATTCGTTTTCTTGTAGGTTTAGGTAATATATATCTAGTTATTAATTTAAAATGGTCAGTTCTTTCATCTACAGGAATTTCTTCCATTTCACCCGGTGTTGTCATATATCTATCTAAGGTAGTTTTACCAACCATACTAGTACCATATATTCCTACTCTTCTAGGTTTCCAAGAATTATATAACGCTTGACCGTATAAGGCAGCACCTACTAATACGCTACCACCCGTCATCATAATTTATACACCTCAATCAATTTTAGCATAAAGCCAGTCTGCTAAATCTCTAGCCTGTTCATAAGACCATTCAACAGTCCAACCCCACAATCTAAAATCAGAAACTGATTCAACGTAACTAATAATCAGAGCAGTTATTGCTGAAAAGATAACAGTTCGTAACCATCCAACACCCCACTCATAGGTATTATCAACAGTGTTAGCCAAGTGCATGGCTCTCAGTGTTTCTTCAACTGAATCGTCTTTTGGTGTCTTGAAGATACGCCCCATCGTTTTCACACATCACCTTTTTTTCTTGAATCTTTTGTCTATAGTTCCATCGGCTTTTAATCTATATCCATCTTCATCCATGTTTCTTGGTGGTGTAACATCACTTTTTAGATTGTTACCTGACATACCTAAAGTTAAAGCAGAATTACTTACGTCTGCCATATGTTGCGGTGGTTTTGCAGAACTACTATAGTCAACCCCTAAACCACTAACATTACTAGAATTATATTTTGATGTTTTATCCATAAACTGTGGAAATGCTTTACCGGGATTTTGTTGCATCCACATAATTTCTTTTTCTAATTGCATTTCTTGCATTCTCAATTCCATATCCTGTCTACGCTGGTCATGGCTGTATTGCATTTCTCTATATCTACTATCTCTTTGCCTTTGCATTTCAGAAATTCTAACTTTTTCTTGCATTTGCTGTTCAAAGAACATTTTAAACAAATAGTATGCTAGAATTTGCACTGCTAAAGCACCCATTGAGTATGTCATTCCGTTTACCCAATGGTTTTCTGTTGTTCCTGCTGGCAACCAAATACCTGCGTCAAATATTCCTACTGCCGCACCAATTAGTGCAGATTGTGCAAGAATAAGTCCTGTCAATCTCATCTCGTGATTATCGTGGTTCGCTCCTACCATAGTAATGACCTTGTTAAAGGCCACAGAGGTTGACATAATAAGGGTTTTGAAAATTAACAACTAATGTTTCTAATGTTTCATTATTCTTTCTATACACAATATATATTATTATTCTTTATTATAGATAGAATAATGAATAATTGGAATAATCAACAATTCCATCTTTTCAACGCTGCACCTTTCGGGGTAAGTTTCCCACCCTTGCTCGTTGGACCTTTACTTCCACCCATTCTTGCACAGAAAGACTTTCTTCTTTTTGCCGCTTTACTACCGGGTTTTAGAGAACTTGGTTTCTTTGTAACAGGTCTTTTAAGATTTGCACCTGTCTCTCTTTTGAACTTTGCACGACCTTTTGCATTTAGACCACCACTTCTGCTATGTCTGTTTGGATTGTAACCGTGAAATGGTTTAGATTTCTTTTTAGCCTTTTCAAAAACATTATCCATCAAAGCGACTGTTGCTTGTTGGAAAGGTGTGCAACAATTACAAGGCTCGTGCTCCATTATATCACCCCAACCATCTTTACTATAGTAGGTTTTCCGCCAACACCTTGTTTTTTGGCTCTTTTTCTTTTAGTTGCTGCTTGTTTTTGTCCACTACTCATTGAACCAGAAGTTTTTGGTGTATCGCTTGAAACTTTTACAGAAGGTCTACACTTTGGATAGCCTTTACCTGAAAGTTTTGCTTTACTTCTCCCACACGGTGGATGCTTGCCATCCTTGTCTTTTCTTGAAACATCTACCCATTTTTCTTTAAACCAACGATTCAGGTTTTTAACTACGAGAGTATCATAACAAGTACATCGTGTCATTTTTTACTCACCCATGCATCACAAGTATGGTCTGCTCTACAAGTAAAATCATACATTTCACAATACCCTGTCATTGGGTCATTTGTTTTTGAAGAATCCCATGCTTTACAATTACCACATTTTTTTGGTCCTGTGGCTTTCCGATAATTTGGTGCATCCTCTTTCCCTTTGAGAAGATTCCATGCTTTCACATTAGCAATATGATTCATTTCTTTTTCTTCCCCTTAAACTTACCACGACAATATTGTACAGCCCAACCATTAGCATATGCAGATGGATAAACTTTGAACTTTCTTTTTGCAGCCGCTTTACCAGCAGGACATAATTTTTTTTCAAGCATATCCCATGCTCCATCCATACCTACACAATGACCACATTCACAACTCATATTAAGTCACACTTCCACCAATTAAACCTACTACTTGTTTTTATTCTCCGCAAAGGTAATGTTTGTTTCATTTCACTCTCCTAAGCGTTCCTTTATTCTTAAAGTGTCTTGCTCTATTAGCATGAACACTTTCTAATGTTAATTTTCCACCTTGTGTATGGCTGACATCTTTTCCACCTTTGCCATATATTCCTCTTCTTCTACGTTCTGCATTTAGTTGTTCACGATATTTTACACGCTTTGGTGTTTTTTGATATTCACTATCGTATTTCTTTTTGTTGGCAAACGCTTCAGGTGACTTACGTTCTTTCAGTAATTGGAAGGCTATATCCATTGGTTCGCTTTTAACGGAAATTTGTCTACCTTGTTCGTCTAAAGGACCTCGCTTCTTTGCCTCTTCCCTTGCCTCTAAAACTCTCTTTCTTTCCACCATTGCATTATCTATAAGGATTTTTATAGGCTTTGCAAATCCCGGTTTTCCTAAATTTTTATTTATGTATTTTCTTCCTGCTTCAGATAAATGTGGATACCATTCAGCACCTTTTGCCCCTGTATTAGAATAATAAGTCATCAATTCTTCAGCAGTAGAATTTTCATCTGGTGCATTTACGGAGTATTCTATAGAATCTCTTTTCGCTTTATGATGATTATCATCACTATAAAACATGTCTTGCCCTTTTTCAGATAGGAAAAAATCTCTATGAAATTTTTCTTCATCGGACATATTTTCCATATCATTTAAAAATCTCATATCACCTAAATCAAAATTGGGAAATTGTTTTCTTCCAGTTTCTGATGTACCCACAAGAGGTTTGATTGAATATTGCCAATGACCTTTATTTTTTTCTTTACTGTGTATCCAATCTTCTCCGTCATGTACTATGTTTGAAATTTGTTTTGCATCAACACTCATCCCAACTGGAGATGTTTCAGATGCTCCTAAAGTTCTTATGAAATTAATTGTTTCTGGTTTCATTCGTTGGTTAGTAATAAGTTTATGATAAGGCATACCATAATTCATCCCTTTTGGGTTTAAATCTGCCCCTCTAACACCTTCATCGAAAGCACCAAAATGTGCATCTACCATTACAGCGGGGTCTTCTTGTAATACTTCTTGTAATTTAGCAGTACCCATTATATTATGCATTGCGTCATTATCGTATGGTACACTTTCTTCAGCATTGTAATATAAATCAGGTGGAGGTGCTTTAATAAATTCAAAAGCAACGTCAAACGGGTTCATCATAATCACTTAATCTAATTCAGGTTTAGTTAAACTGCTAAAGAAATCAGGGTGATTATCTTCATAGAATTTGTCAACATCTTTCTTGGAATTGCGATGATTCATTTCATCTCTTCTTTTTTGTGCAGTCTGCTTCTTTTTATGATGCTCATCTATTTCTTTATGTGCTTCTTCATACGCTTGTTGTAATTTTTCATCATCACCAGCAACTAACTCACTCTGTGGGTCGGCTGGATTATCCATTAATTGTCTCATTGGTCCTGCTGCTTTTAAAAAAGAAAATGCTGCGTCTATTGGTTTCATATCATCTACTCCTTGTTACTCTAATTAATCCGGTTTGTGTCCTCATTTTTGGTCTAATTGCTCCACGAGCCAAATTACGTTTGTACTTGTGTTGAGTGCGTGCGTTCTTAACTTTTCGGCTAAGACGTTGAACTTTGGCTTGTGCGAGTCGTTTTGGTCTATCTTGAATGTAACTTTTTCCCTTTAGTAGTTGTAAAGTTATATTCATAGGTTCACTTCTATTAATCCTCCATTGACCTTCTTGACCACTTTTACTCCAAAATTTTTTTCCATCAGCGGTTTGATTTTCAGATGGAACTAAATTCATATTTTTTCGTTCACCTATATGTGCCATTAAATCGTACATGTCAGAACCAATACCTCGTCTTCTATCTGCTTCATCAACATAAACATTGTCTGCTGCTAAATTTCCCGCTTCTTCATCATCTAATTTGAAATCTTCTCTTGCAGGTACTCTACTAAAGGTAGCCTTACCTCTAATGTTTGTAGGTTCTCCAAAACTTTGGTCTTCTGTATCTGTACCTATTGGTGTTCTACCTACTTTTCCTGCAACAACTTGTGCAAACGGTTTTCTACCACCTAAACCTTCTGTTTCTGCTCTTAATTGATAATTAGGAGAGGTGTATTCGTTTGCTTCAGTTCCATCTTCATAAGCATCAGCAGTATGAATTGTTCTTCCATTGTCTTGTACTTGCTGATATGTTGAGAAATCTACAGGTGCTTTCCGTATAACACCTACGTACATGATAGGTCTTACGAAAGGCGACAGCATTTTTACCTTCCCCTTCCTCCGCTTATTATGGTCGACCCATTTGAAGAAGCGTGGTCTGTTTTAAAATACGGCGATGCTAAAACCACTGAAGGAAAAGTAGGTGCTGGTGGTGGTGCTGTTGGTGGAACTGCGGCAGGTGCTGCTGGTGGTGCTGCACTTGGTGCTGCGATTGGAAGTGTAGTTCCGGGAATTGGAACAGCAATTGGTGCAAGAGTTGGTTCACTAGTCGGTGGTATGGCTGGCAGAAAAGCAGGGAAAAAAGTTGGTGCTAAAGTAGGCGACACAGGTAATAAAATACAAGAAGCCGCTACGGACGCTAGAGAACACGCTGGCACAACAACTGGTTTCAATTCAGAGTAATATCAAAAGAATTATTGTAGAGACTGTACAATTCTGTGGCTTTTTCTATCATTTCAGGGTTATCACTTTGCATCATCTTAACAATTGTATGAACAATTTTGTCTCTTTGAGATTTAGTAAATGACAAACCTACAGGCTGAGACTTTAACATCAACCAAGCATCATCAAACGCTCTTTGGCTCGCACTCATCTGTATATATGCTACACGTAGTGTGTAAATAAAACTTGTGCTTTATATACTGTTGGCGTTAATCACCTGCTTCATAGTCTTCTTCAGTATATTGTGGTTTATTTGTAACACCAACCATGTTTTTATTGTATTCTGCAATTTGACGTGCAATTTCGTTTTGTAAAGTATTATTTTCTTGTTCTTTCTTTTCATTTTGTAAAGCAACTGGCGAACCGGGCATAACATAATCATCTGGAAGTAATTCATCACCATCGTCTTCTTCTTCTTCGTCAACATCTTCTTTGTAACCATATAATTTTTCAGCCATTTTTTTGTTGTTATCAACCACACCAACATTGTCTGAAACTTTATCATAACCATCAAAAGAATTGTCTAACTCATCATTATGCACAGCATGAGCCAATTTGTGGTTTTTCAATGCATTATTCCAATTTTCATCACGCTGTGACTCAGGAGTAGCCAACAACATAGCACCACTAGCAAGATTTTCTCCATACATACCCAATGCGTCTTGGTCTACTGCACCTTGTCTTTTCATTTCTGCCAATATAGCCAAAGTGTTGAAATCTTCTTCATGTTCTGCAAATCTTTGTCTTTCATCATCAGACATTGAGTCTAACCAATCTTGCCTAACTGTTTCTGCATGTTCATCGTCAGCGTAAACACCACTACCGCCTCTCGTTACTGCAACTTCATTTTTTCTTTTTATTTTATTTTTTAATCTTTCAACGGCTTGTCGTTTTTGTTCTTCTATTTGCATTTGTGAACCTTGCGATTCATCAGTTCTTTCTCTAAACGAAGGTCCTAATTTAAATTCTTCATTCGATTCGTCTTGTCTTATTGGTATAGAATATTTTTTACTACGTTTTCTAGGAAAAGCAAGTTTTCTTTCACTTGGATTAAAAGATTGAGGTTCTGTAGCGGGTTGCTCAGATACATCGTTGCTCATATTTTCATTATTTCTAAATTCAGCAAGTTGCCTTTGTATTTCAGCCATTAACTTTGCATCATCATCGGCCTTCAAAAAAGACCAAGCGATGTCAAATTGGGTCAACATCTCCGCCTCTTTCGGGATTTGATTGACCCATTTGTCTTCTAGCAGCATCTCTTGCTGCTCTCATTTCTGCTAATTTTTTAGGGTCAATAGACTCTTTAAGTAATCTAAATGCTAAATTCATAGGCTCACCAGTTAATTTTTGTTGCATTGATGTAAAAGCAGGGTCACTTATAGGGGCACTCCCATCACCCCCGCATGATGGGCATGGGTCTCCTATTTGTCCTGCTTCTGGATTAGGGTCAAACCTTCCTCTTGCTTGCGATGCTCTAAACGGAATTTTACCAGTACCTTCACAATTTTTGCACATTCCAACTTCCATGTTATTTTTTAAAACACTCCATGCTTTTTTCATAGTACCATATTTTTTCATTTTGTCAGGAGTTGCCGTGTCTGTAGGTTTTTTTGGCATTTTAGGTCCAACAGAAATCACAAGAGCCATCGCAGGTTTCTTTTTGTCATCACTTTTCATCATATCCGGGTTAGGTTTGTTCATCATAGCCATTTCTATTTTTTTTCTTTGCATTTCTTCCGGCGTTAGCCTATCATCTGCTGAATTTGGCCTATTATTCCTAACATTATCCAACAAAACATGGTCAGGCGTAGAATATTCGCCCGACCTTTTCGCCTTTAACACAAAATTTGGCGACAAATAATGAAAATCACTGTTTTTACCAAAGCCGCTGCTCATAACGTCTTGTCCGACTTAGTGTTTGGATATTAACATAGCGGGAAACAATGTTTTGGGGCAACAACGCACCCCCAACAACAAAAATTTACAAAAAATTTTTTTAAAAGTGCGTTTCCGCTATGTTTTTCGCCCTCAGTCAAATTTTTTCACAGCGTTGTGTGTGACTAAAAGAGGGTTACGTGGCCTAGGGTTACGTATCACTCCGCCTTAGCGTGACGCTAAAAGTGCTTAATTACGTTGGAATCAAAGGTTGTTGGTGGGGCGAGCGTGACGCTAAACTCAGCGTGATGCTAGGGTTACGTGCCAACAACAACAACCCACCGAGCGTGACGCTGTTGGTGTTGAGGGTTTGTTGTTGGTGGGTCGCCTGATACCCCCAACCTTCCAACAACGCTTCAACAACAGCGTGATGCTGCATTTGCTTGATGCAAACACCAACAACCCACTCCCAATGTTGGAACTTCCCACCCATATGGTAGGGGTATACTATACCCTCCTCTTGTTACCGACAGGTAAAACTCACACACACGGTAGGGTTACGTGAAAAAAGTACCGTTACCAGTCAAAAAAAATGGACAAGTCCTATCAAAAATCCACTTCAGTATATAAAAGAACAGAATATGAAGTTACCATGTCAAAACAGACTGAGAAAAAGATGAATGTAAAGATGAATGAGGACGGTAAAGTGTCTTCCTATGAGGGTGCATATGGCTCTCTTGTGAAGGGGTTATCATCCCTTAAGGCGGGTCAAGTACTACGTAACGAACACTTCGATTGTGATACAGTCGATTATCCTGTGGTATGTAAAACACCTACCCCTGCTGTGATAACCTACGAACAAGCACAAGTATACCTAAATACATGGGCTGCTAACCTATCTAGGGATGCGGATAAAGCAACAAGTGTCATACGTACTGCTAAAGGTGAAGTAAGCATAGTTGGGCCAGCCGCACTACGTGGTAAATCCACCAGTGCATTGATGAATATACCATACCAAGTAGGTGGGCAAAACCCACGTAAGATTAACCTAATGGCATATGGCCTAAGTGGTGCTTCTTTCGGTGCTGGTATTGCATATAGAGCAATCACACGTACTCCTAAGAATGCTAGACCACACGAAGAGAAAATGGCTGATGTGAAAGTGGCTTACAATTGGGGTGTAGGTAGAACTGCTGAATCCGAAGGTACTCGTAAAGACGCTATCAGATGGGCAAGCAATCAAAACTTCCCTATCCCTGCCGATACACCAGAAGACTGCAAAGGATTTGCTTCCTACATCTATGCTCGTAATCATGGACTTATCATGGAAGGTCGTGCCTTAGATAATACTGTGAATGCACCTGTTGTAGATACTCCTACCTCTACTCTTGGGTATGAAGAACTCGTAAAACAAGGCATTCAGATATATGGTGCAGACACAGAGAAAGTCAAAGCATACGTACAAACCATGTCTACAATGCAATAAATGTGTACTCACGTATAGTTCAGACCGCATAACCACCCTATGGGCTTCGGCTCATAGGTGTGGCCTAACACACGCCTCACCCCTCACGGGGTGGGGCTTTTTTTTTGGCTTGCGATATGCACCCTATCGCAATAGTGCCTAATTACGTCAAAAATCAACAAAGGTGCGTTATACGTCTAAAAATCGGGGTTGCCACCCATATGGATGGGTATATTCTGATAATATGTAGGTTTTTGATAGAGCGGTACGCACAAAGAGAGGACTATCATATCAATCAAACCGTTGTTGTTGGGGAACATGACGTAACCCCGTATGCAGTGCCACTATTTTCAATCCCTATATACATATACGCACGTATGTGTATAAGCAAAAAGCAAATACACGTCAGCAAATGTTTCTAATTAATCTATTATTCATCTATACATAATAATAATAGTAGTATATATTGAGTGTAGGGGGGTATGAATAATAATAAAGTCCGAATTATTCATGTGTACAAACGAATTATTGGAATCACTAGAATAATACCCTCGCAATAGGTTGTTGTTGGGTTTTTGTTGTTGGATTGCGTGTAGTGAGTGGGCTTGAATTCTTTTCAGTATATAAAAGAACAGAATTAATAAAGGATATGATTGAAAATAAAATGAACATTATGGAAGAAATAGAAAATGGTAGTAAGTTACTCATCGTAAGGGATGCAGTACCTTATGGTAAGGTTGGTGTAGACATCATCTTGGACAATGGTGAGATACATCAAGGTGTGATTGACATACATGCTCATCGTGAATTATTACGTAAATCTAGTATCCGATTATACCGAGAGGCATTAGATGCCATAGCAGATTACTACGGACTGATAACGCTCATGGAATCTTTAGACGACCCATTGGTAATGAACATCATGGAAGAAATAGAAAGTGGTAGTAAGATACTCATTGTAAGGGATGCAGTACCAGTGGGTAAGATTGGTATAGACATCATCTTGGACAATGGTGAGATACACAAAGGTGTGATTGACATACGTACTCATCGTGAATTACTGATAACGCTCATGGAATCTTTAGACGACCCATTGGTGGTGACAGAATGAGTGATGAAGGGTTGAGAATAATAACTCCCGAAGATATTGTCTTTAATGCTTCTGAATTTACTCACGCATTACGTAAATCTAGTATCCGATTATACCGAGAGGCATTAGATGCCATAGCAGATTACTACGGAAGACTAGGTACATGGGAACATGATGATGATGGGAACATGGTTTTAACGAGGGATGTAGAATGAATTGGAATGAAGCAGAAGAATTGATGAAGACGGCGAGAAACAAGAAAAAGGGTAAGCCTATTGGAAACAACACACGGTTGTACTTCACTACTGCCGAAGAAATTAAAGGAACGCGTGGATGGAATCATAATCTTACATATTCTTTTGAAAAGAGTAAAACGGATGCCTTTCCATACTACACAATACGCCTACATGGTAATAGAATCATAGACATATACGAGGACAGAATCTTGCCATCAGACGGTGGTTGGCAATCAGTTACTACCAAAGCACGATTGAATGAATACTTACCAAGAGGATTCCGTGTATTCCAAAAGAATTGGGAATGGTACTTAGAAGATACATATGCAAATACATCCTTTCCCTTTGGTGATGTGTATTATATATCTACAAAAGACATCGTATCATTCGTCAATGGAGAGTGGTCATCAAAGGTGATGTTGTATAGCACACATCCAAAATACCCTGAAGTGTATGGAAATGCCCTATTTGGGATGTTAGATGATGAAGAGGAAGGTGAAGATGAATGACAGAGACAAAGCAGATATATGAATATGAAGAGAAGACTGATGAAGATGGTTATGGGTACAGGGAGTTGTATATAGTACGTAAGGGTGGTAATAATAATTTCAATGACATAACATTACACGTTTGTAGGACAGGTAAGAAAGAACAATACTACACATTGTATTATGAAGGAGTAGTTTATAATGGAAGGGGTGCGGCACAGTTCCAATACTTTGTGCAAAACCTATCACATAAAGCAGACGATGCAACAGAAAAAGCATTCGCAAGGGCAAGAGAACTTGCAGATTCAGGCGTATGGTTGAACGTAAGAGTAGAGCATCACGAAGAACCTAGACCTGTCTATACTAAGTACGAAGCATTCGGTTTGACATTTAATCTATCGAACAAGAAGAATAAGAAAGGGAACAAAACATGGTATGCTACACCTAACCAAGAGTTTTGGGATTTGTGGAATAAAGATAAGGCCGCCATAAAAAAGGATGGGTATAGATGTTTTAAGACTGATGATGGTGATTGGTTAGTGCTTAGAGAAGGATTAGTAATAAAGAGTATGAAAGATATAATGGAGATAATATAAAATGAAAACAGTATATAAAAGAACAATAAAGAAAGGAGATGAATAAAATGAGAAGAAGAAAATATAATAGTAAGAATGATGACAGATATTTACCTGCTAATGAAGAAGCAAGGATAAGAAGTAAGAGTAAGTGGAATAAAATCGACAGGGCTAAGATAGAAAAGTGGGGTAGAGATTCACAATTGAAGTATGAATATCTCATGAATCAACAAGCGGCTAAAGCACAGATTGATTACTTGATTAGACAATTGAAAATACATGGTAAGAATGGTAATATGTTCAATACTTACGATGAGTTACTAGAAAAATTAGAACAAGCACAAAAGATTGCTTGGCCTACAAAGGAGATGAAATAATATGGATAAAAGAATGACGATAGAGGAAATAAAGAAGAAAGATTGGTTACATTGTAATGTAACAGAAGAATGTAGTGAGAAAACTGTGGACTATGATGAAGATGCAAATGATTTCTTTTGTGAACAGTGTGGTTCTCAATGGATAGTCATGGGCCATACAGACGAAGAAAAGAAAGCGATGAGAGAATCAATAGCAAAACAGATAAGGGAGATGAAATAATATGACGATGAGTATACAACAGAAGAAACAATATGCAAAGATGAAGAGAGAAACTGCTAACGATGAGTGGTTTCAGAAACTAGAGGGTGCGATACAGGGTGAGAAGTTGGCTTGGCGTAAGCATTGGAAGGGTGGTAAGAGTAGTATGCCATCCAATCTAGTGTCTAAGAAATCATATCGTGGTGGTAATCTAGTCATGCTTTGGATTGAAGCGATGACTAATGGTTGGACTGACCTACGGTTTGCTACACGTAAGCAGTTGATGGCTAAGAAAATGTCAATCAAAGGCTTGAAGAATGGTACAGGTGTAAGCATCAAGTGGTTCAATACTACTAAGTACACTAAGAAGAATGATGAGGGTGAGGAAGAAGAACACTACGGTCGTACACTTAGATACTATGAAGTGTTTTGTGTTGAACAATGTGAGGACTACGTAGCACCCGTTGTTGAGAATGCTGAAGAGATTGTACCTGTGTCAGAAATGATGGAACACATGGATGAATACGTAGCATCGCAAGTCAATCTTGATTACTCAAGAGGTGGCGACAGAGCATACTATACACCAGTACACGATAAGATTGTACTACCACCACATGAGTCATTCACTGACAGCATGGGTGAAGTGATGACTGCTATACATGAGGCAGTTCACTCCACTGGATATGCAACAAGACTAAATAGAAATCTCAAGTCTCACTTTGGTTCGGCGGAGTATGCCTACGAGGAATTGATTGCTGAACTTGGTTCATTGATTGTTACACTCACTCTTGGTGGTGAGTTCAAGCCTGACTTGGTGGCCGAAGAGAATGCTAACAACGTAGCATACTTACAGTCATGGCTCAAGGCTTGCAAAGATAAAGACAAAGCATTGAACAAAGCGTTTGGTGATGCACAGAAAGCGGCTGACTACATACTGTCAGCGATACTAGGGGGCGAGGAAGAATGAGAGGATTAACACAAAATGAAATACAAAGAAGAATGTTAGCAAACGTAACGAAAGCCATGTGGGATGATTACCGTAGTGTACAGGAGTCAGGTACAATGAATATGTTTGGACATTGGTATGCACCTGAAATCATATCGAGGTTCGATGACTTGCTTGATTGGTTTGAGACTGAAGGTAACACTGATGACTATGACCCTGTTGCTATGAAAGCGATAGTTGAATTGCGTAAGAAGAAAGCAAGAAGAGTAGCATTACGTGAAGAGTTGGCTAGGTTAGATGCTGAATTAGGAGGCGAGGAAGAATGAGTGATGTAGTAAAGACAAGAGAAATGATGGTGAACGCATTGATAGAGACAGACATCGCTTTAATAGAAAACTCTTATACTTACGGCGACCGTGAGTTTCTTTGGGCTATTCTATCAGGTGATGGTTGGATTCCATACAATCAATTAACTGATGAGCAAGTGAGGGAAATGTACGCTGAAGCGTTTGATATGGGGGAAGAAGAATGAGTTCAGTACCATTTGTAGATGCGTATGTTCAACACCATAAATATTGGAAAGAGAAAAGTAAACATGGTGATGAAGTAATAAGAGTACAGTATCTATTGACACGTAGAAGATGGGAAGAAGATTGTTTTACAGTGGATGCTAAGTATGGTAAAGAAAGTATGTTTCCAAATGCCACAGTAAGTAAAGCCGAAGCAATTAGAAGGGTAGAAGAATGTGAAGTGGACGCATACCATACGAGTTATTTGAAAGATACAAAACCAAAAGTCGCAGGTATAATATATACATACAAATGTCGTAACACAGGTAACGTCTACACTGACCTACCAATAGATACTGAACATAATGTAGGTGATTTCCGTTGGCATTACACTGAAAAGTGTGAAGGTAGATATCAAGATGATGATGTGAACAAGGTTTGTCGTCCATGTAGACAAGCAGAAGCAAAAGGACATAGACTGCTGACAGATAAAGAGTTACACGATTTGAACGAGAGAGGATGGTAATCATATGAGTGAAGTAGATGTATTTCCAATAGTTCTTGTTGGTGTTGCGTTTTTGTGGTCGCTTGGCAACCTAGTATATGAATGTGTAAGGAGTAGATTAGCATGAATCGTAGGGTATTAAGACGTAGAACAATAGAAGCAGAACGATATAACAGGATGTATAGAAAATGGAATAACCCTAGTATCTCCATAGATTTAGAATCAGATTGGGATAGGAATAATCCATACCATGCTAACATACATACGATATTAAAAAATGGAATAGAGTTTCCTGATTATCAATGGGATAATGAAGCAAAAGTAAGATGTCTTAAAGATGACAAGATTACAATCGCTAAGGCAATTGATTTACTAGAGAATGCTTACAAGCGTAAAGAGTATTACAATTTAGGTATAACAGAATCTTACTTGTGCGATGACTTACATGATTATTTATATGATGCACCTGAAGGTGTTGAAAAAGTTGTAGTTCCTTTGGGTGTGCGTATGGTTAAGGATGCCATACACATGAGAATGAATAAGGATGATGTTGCTAGAGGTATAGTAAGTGGTATGAGTGGTAGAAGATGGAAGGCTGAATCACTTGAGTGGTCAGTGCCATTGAGTTCATGTATGGAATTACTTTCGCTTCTTGATGAACATAGTGAGTGTGCTAACATGGCTACTTCAATCAGAGAGTTACCTCAAGTTGCTTCATACCTAGAAGGCAAGGTTGAAAGAATAGCAATTAGTGGTGCAGTATCTTTAGAAGATGATGAAACACTAGAAGACATGAAGAGTAGACTAGCAGTACAGTTTAATCCCGATTTAGAATTGTTCGGCTTTCAGTATGTAGGTGTGAGATATGCTGAACTATCGGGTGGTCGTTGTTTAATTGCTGATGACATGGGTGTTGGTAAAACGATACAAGCCATAGCGTATGCAGCACTTCATCCTGAACATTGGCCTGTGCTTGTTGTTGTACCACTTATCGTAGAACAAAATTGGAAGAAAGAAATACTACGTTGGGTTAAAGATGCAACGGTGCAAGTAGTTGAAAGGGGTGATGATGAACTGGAAGACGTAGACTTTACAGTAATCACCTACGCTAAGATGGCTAAACAAGAGAGCAACATACTCAAACGTGGGTTTAATCTTGTTGTGTTTGATGAATGTGATAACATGAAGAACCCTAAAGCAAAAAGAACTATGTCTTGTTTGAAGGTTGGCGGTAGTGCTGAATCAATACTATGTATGTCAGGTACACCCATATCTAACAGACCTATTGATTTCTTTACTATACTACAAATGCTTAGACCTGCTGACTGGAGAGGTAGATGGCAAGATTATGTTTTAAGATATTGCGATGGTAGAAGACCTGAAGATAATCATGGTTTTTGGTATACTAAAGGTGCAAGTAATACACAGGAATTAAATGCTATGTGTAGAGACTTTATGATACGTAGACTAAAAACAGAAGTCTTACCACAGTTACCTAAGAAAGTAAGACAGTCATTTATTGTACAACCTAGTGAAGATGAGTTAGATGATTACATGGAGACACAAGCGTCATGGGTTTCACAATATGATATGTATAAAGCACACAAAGGTATGCCGAGAGGTTTTGTATTGAACATGATGACTGACTTAAGAAAACTGTGTGGACATTTAAAAGTAAACAGTGCGGTAAAGTACATAGAAGATTACAGGACTAATAATAATAACAAACCAATCATAGTTTATACGCACCACAAAGATGTGTTGGAGGATTGCATGAGTGAGTGTGTTGCATCGGGTATCAAAAGAGTAGCAAAGATAACAGGTGATACATTGTCTAAGAAGAGACAGGAAATTGTAGATGACTTTCAAGATGGTAATTTAGATATACTGTTTTGTTCTATAACTGCTGCCAATGCAGGTATTACTCTTACTGCCGCTGATACTGTTGTATTCTTAGAACGTGAGTGGGTATCAGGTTGGGAAGAACAAGCAGAAGATAGAGTGCTAAGGATAGGTGCTACTGGTGATACTTGTTGGGCTATCTATCTAACAGTTGATGGAACAATAGACCAACACTTCGACCGTGTGGTTGAGGAAAAGAGAAGAGTCATATCATCCATTCTTAATGGTACTGAAGAAGCAGTAAATAGGGGTGAGATAGTTGAACAGATACTACAAGGTATGGTAGAGTCAGGTCAAGTACCAGCGTCTATGCTAGATGATTACAGACAAGGTAAAGGAAATAACAAAGGGGCTAAGAAATATGAATGAGAGTATAAGCACACACGGTTTTTGTTTAGTAAATGGTGTACCGGATTATGATATGTTAAGACCATCTATGTGGCATTTAAAAAAATGGTTTGATAAAGGTGCATTTACTAGGTGGGGAGAACCTATTTTTCATTGTCGTGCTTTATATGAACATCCTAGACCACCACATGAAGGGTTACTTGGTATAATGAAAAAGAACAAAAGTAAAGCAAGAAGTATGGGTATAATATGGGTAAGTAACCATGAATATATAGCCATGCAGAATGAACGTTTACACAAATACTTACCTAAGAATTTAAAGAAATATATGGAGGAGATTAAATAATGAAGAAGGGAATCTATTAACACACGCACGTAACACATAACAAACTGGCGGGGGCTTAACGGCCCTCGCCTTTTTTTTTGGCTTGGCATTTGTACCCTATACGCACGTTCTTTATATACTGTTGAGAGATGATAGTCTCCATTTTCACGTACATATCAATGAATTTATGATTCAATAATAGCGTAGCGTATAGTCAAAATCATGAAGGGTTACGTGTATATTTCTTTTATATAATGTAATACGTACAATAAGAGTTATATTTTTTTGTTCAAACAAATTTCAGTATATAAAAGAACAGAACATAAAGAAACTATGTTGAATGACAATAAGAATGAAAAATGGATTGAAGTGGTAACAAAAAGAGATGGTATGGATTATGCTACTGCCATTAGATATAGTGATATAACTGCTATACAGATGAGAGTACTGGGAAGTAATCATCCAAAGGTTATAGATGTAGATATACATGTATCATCAGATACAATATTTACCACAGTTGTAACACCAACTGAAGCAAATGAAATGTGGAATGAGGTAATAGGAGTGAATGAAGAATGAGTGAAGATATAAGTGATAAGATAGAGAATGGTCAATGGGTAGAAGGCGAAAAAGTGGGATTTGAATGTCCTGATGGAAAGGTGCGTTTATTCTATTGTGGTGGTAGTGGCTACGGACAAAGATGTGGTGGTTGGGAACACGAAGAGACAGGACAAATATTCGCAATTGCCAATTGGGGAGACCGCAAGTGGAACAAAGATACTGTTGAGTATTTGCAATTGAGTAGTGCGATGAAACCTGAAACAACTGACGGCGATATTTTGAAAGTATACACAACGACTGAGTCTGGTCTGTGTAACCATCCCTATGGAGAACAAATGTTGTGGTGGTTTAAACAAAAAGATATTGATGTATCTAAATTGAAACCAATTAGTTTTACTTGGGAACATAATGTTGGAGTAAGTTACACGTTAGAGAATGGTCCACAGAAAGATAAAGCAGTTAAAGAACCAATCCCTGCATGTATACCTCGTGGTATGTTTTATGGTGTAACGAATAAGAAATATCTTGAGAACGATTGGGATTTGAAAGAAGATGCTCAAAGTGCTAAGATTTTGAAAGCAAGGTATGTTCTCGATTGGTCAAAATTGAATTTTGAAATGACATACGCACCATCAGGAGGTAACTAAGATGGGTAAAGCAGAAAGAGAAGGTTGGAATACTTGGCAAAGATATGTATCGGCAGGTGTAGTAGAAGAAACTTTACTATGGACAGATGACCCTATTCTAGTAGATAATACACTAGGTCGTATACAGGATAAATTGAGTAAGTGTTGGCCTATTGATGCAGCAGTGGCGTACACTCTTGCTAACCACGGAGAGCAAGCACAACTTACTTGGAAAGATATGGTAAATCAAAATACACGTATTGCAACAGTTATGATGACAGGTAAGGTAGGGTACGGTAATTTACCCAGTCCTCTTGTCGAATCATGTGGACATGATGAAGTATTTACTATTAAATATGAACTACCTCTTCCTTATCTATATGAAGGCAGAATTGCTTGGAAAAATAGTAGTCGCATCAGCAAATGGGAGTACTACGATGATGCACCTGATGTGGTTAAGAAAGCGTGTCATTTTAGATGTGATTCTCCCCAATTGACAAACGGGGACTTAACAAATTTGCCAAATTTCACTGCATACCTCATGAGAGAAGAATGTAAACCTCTATTACTATATCTAGCAGAAAAATTCGGTACAGACAAATTCAATATTAGTCATGAACTTATGAGTGACAACTATGCACTTTTGTCTTCAACTAGTTTTCTATGGGAGCGTACGAAAGGTGAGTGCGGTTACACAAGAGATGATGCTAACTATGGTAGTTGTGCCCATCACAATGAAGTAACTGCAACTGATTGGTACATGATTAGAGAAGAAAAAGACTCCGATGAAATGGATACTATTTGGTATAGGGGTAAGGGTCGTGTTGTTCACAGTGGTTGGAATCATGACCAATTTAAGCGTAGAAATATAACTGCTAGAAATACAGCACTAAGTCGCATAGTACCATTCAATAGAGTCAAACGTTCACTAGCACAAAGTGTACCTGATGAAGTAGTGATAAACGAAATCAAAGGTTCAATACAACGTATGAGAAATTGGGATGGTCGTAGGTTAGTAAATAAAACTGGTATAGGTAGGAGAGCATTACATGGTTGGTCTGACTGGTCTTGGCTTACAGAAGTATCAAGTTGGATTCAAGACACACGAAGTAAGAACAGAAATGAAAATGATACTGCATGTTCAGTTTGTTATGTAGCAGGTGAAACGGAAGAACACACAGACAAATCAATATGCAGATGTGGCGATGGTTGGAGATACACAAAGTATGACAAGAAGTCATCCTATGGTCATGAAATTGCTAAGTTCCAATGGACTCCCATAGAACCACAGCGAGTTTATGTTTTACTTGGGTACAACAATTGGGAGATACCGTATTTGTTTAAGGATATTGAACATGCAGCACGATTGAGGGCTTTTATACCACAGTTGATAGATAAAATGCCAACAGGTAGTGTTGCTAAACATAAGAGAACTTGGGATTTAACAACAGGTAGTGAAGTTCTTACTGACGTTGAAAAGGAAGATATAGGTGTAAGAATAGTACGAAGAGATTTAATTCTAAGTATGAAATGGGATAAAGACCCTGAAAATTTACCGACTGCTGTACAGGTAAAAGATATGCTTTTGTTTGGTAATCCAAGTGAAGTTAATGAGGCGGTAGACTTAGTCAAAGAAGGTTATCTAAAAAGACGTAGTGGTGCTGGTTACAGTGATGACAATGCTAAAACAATACATCCACATGAAATGAAAATAATAAATAGTGCAGATAATATAGTGGAGAGTGAATGAAATGGAAAAACAATATGATGAAATGAATTTTGAAGATATGTTCAAACAACTTGTTGAAGAAGTAAACGAAGTAGTGACAGATGATAAAAACACAGGTAGGACTTTACAAGAAACTACTACCAATGAACGTGTTTTTATGGTCAAGTCACAGAAGGCTAAATCCTTTTTGAATTACATAAAAGTAGTGAAGTCAGGTAAAGGTAAATACAAAGTACCACATACTGAATTAATCTTATTAGATGATGAATACGATGTTGTACTTAGTGCTTTTAATAGAATAGGTAGCGATGTTGCTTTCCTCAGAGCATGTCCTGAATTTGCTAGACACGGTGTGTTAGAATCTATTGAAGTAACAATCGATAATTTAGAAGACTCATGGAGTAGACTACGTACCACTATGAAAGAAGCAGACCCTAATGGTTGTATGATATTACAACCTTTTGTCCCTGCTTCATCTAGTATGGTTTTAGCACCAAATGTCTATGCTTGGATTGGTCGTGACCATGATGGTATTACTGCTGGTAAAGATGGTGTAACCTTGTGTTACTTAGTTAATCCAAACGATAAGACTTGTGCTGAACATTTTCAGGAAATAGGTCATCAGCCAAACACATACGAATTAGAATATGTATATGAAAAAGACATGAACTACTTAACTGAAAAATTTGCACACGGTTCAACTAAATTTACACAATTAAGAGGTAGTGAAGCACATACAGTTCGTGGTCCACCTTTCGTATACAATAGATTAATTGATGGTGTAACAGTTGAAACTCTTTCTATGGAAATGGGTGCAGTACCTAATGGTGTTGGTAAGATAGAAGTCAAGCACGTATGGAAGACAGAAGGTTTGGAAGAACTAGCGTGGTTAGAGGCCAACATTACTAAGGACAAGATGCCTGAAGACTTCGTTATATCTCACCCTAATGGTTCATTAGGTAGTCACGTCTATGCACATTGTAGGGCACATGACATACCTTACATTGTGGCTGATGTATCTGTTGGTGATGTGTGGGTAGAAGGTAGCCCTACACATGTTGCTAAAGAAGAAGGACTTCCAATTGACCCTAACCCATACAATCCATATCTATCTGATGATATTACTGCTTTTGCTAATGGCTTAGAACGAAGTAGAACACAGTGGCGTAGACAACAAGGTTGGTTTGCACATTATTTCCACCAATGGTTGTCAGGTCATAACATGAATCCTAAACATAACTCGATGTTAGCAGGTGCTTTCTCAGGTTGGTTAGTTAAGGCCGCTGTTGGTTTATGTCTTGGTGAGTTAAGACATGGTTTCGGTATGAAGAAAGATATGTCGATTGAGTTTGCCCCAGTGCTTGTATCGGCAATAGGTACTAAAAAACTGATTGAACTAAATCATGAAAGTACACCTAGTAAGCAACGTAAACATTACTATCTTGCTATGGAAAGTTTTGATTTAACTTATGAAGAAATGGAACTAGCGTTAAATTGGTGTGGTCAACAATTCAAAACAGGTTGGTCGGGTGCATTTGGTGGTAAAGCATGGGCTGATTGTGCATTCGGTGCTGCTGAATTGGCTAAATCTATTCGCAAGTTCTTGGCGTGTCAAGATGAAGTTCATATCAAAAATGTAGTTAAACATACCAATATGGCTGAGAACTTTGCACACAACAATGGTAGTTTATACAATAAGTTCCTTGAGGGTTCAGCATTTGATTATGCTACCTTAAACGATGCAGATGACACAACAGGTTACTTTGGACATGAAGATAAAGCACTTTGTAGAATGTTCAAAACTTACGAGGTGACACGTACATTTATTGAGCAAACATTTGTGGCGACCAAACCTGAAAATGATTGGTTGGCCTTGTTTAGTTATACAGCAAAGCATAGAAAGCCATCACATTACAGGGAAGTTTGGATAACATCTAAACATATGCAACCTTCTATACGTAGTGCTGCTCTTTCGTTGGGAAGTAAGTGGTTACATCACAACACTAAGTATACTTTGAACGATGATATGTTCATACCTTGTGGTAATGAAGATTGTGAAACATGTATGGATAAAAATATAATCAATGTGTCTCTTGAAATAGGGAATGAGTTTACTAGCATGTTACTTACAGAAGACGCACCTTCGGCATTCTTTGCATTGAAGCATGACAAGTCTAGTCCACAAGCATACGGTGTTGCTCAACTAATAAAACAGAAACAGTACAATGATATTGAGCCACAAATATTTGTTGATGCTTGGAATGGTCTCACTAAATCAGACCCGATGTATAAAACATTATCAGCCATGCTTAAGAAATATCTTAAGAAAATGATTACCACTAATGTTGACTGGTCTAATCAAGTGACAAGAATATTGTCAGGAGGTGTTTTAGAATGAGTAAAGTAAATTGTCACACAGGTAATCCTTTAGTGTTTGAAACAAGTGATGGTATTAGAATATACGCTGGTGGTAATACACGTAATGGTGGTTGGATGCAAATGAAGCCACGGCCTGATTTAGCCATTGGTCCACAAGGTGTTATCAGGACAGCACGTAAGTTTGATGTTATACCAGACGGATTTACTTGTGTTAATCATGTACAAGCAATTGATACACCACACATTATTGAATTAGAGTGGCCTGACTTCAGCATACCTAGTAATGTAGGTAGAGAGTTTTGGGTATCACTTGTTGCTGATATAAAGACCAAGGGTATCAAATCTATCTCTTGTCAATGTATGGGTGGTCATGGTCGTACTGGTGTTCAGTTGGCTATCTTAGCCCACCTTATGATTGAGAAGAAGAATCAAACATGGAAAGATGCAGGTGAGTTGATACAGTGGGTACGAGACAGTTATTGTAGCCATGCAGTAGAAGCCCAGTCACAACAAGAATATATAGCCACAGTATGTCAAATACCACACGGTGAAGATAAGGTACAAACATTGTCTAGTTCAGCATCCGTATTTGATTGGAGTTCACCATCAAAAGCATTTGACCCTGATGAACTTGAGTTTGAGTTAGAAAGGAATAGTAAGAAGAAAAGTAAGAAGAAGCAGGTAGGTAAGAATTATTTTACTAGCAAGAAAAGTAAGCATAAGACAATACCTAACACTCATATCAAAGGTTATGTCTTATACTGGTGTGATGTTTGCGGTCAGTACGAGTTCAGAACTGATAAGAAATCAAATGCTAAGTTGCCTTGTACTATATGTGGTAGCACAGATATGGTGTATGGGTTAGGTGAAATGACTTTGGATGATGAGAACTATGAAGATTACTGTGAAGTGAAGTGTGAAGAAACTGGTGAGATGTTCCATCCATTAGAAACGTACAATGAAATTAGTAAACTACATCTGATAAAATTAAACAAGTACGGTAGTAATTCTAAAAACTTACGAATAAAAAATGGTGGAAAAAGATGGGAAGATAGACAGTACAAGTGTGACATATCCGGTAGAGTTAGACCACTTGTATTCTTACACTTTGAAGAACATCTTGTATGTTCAAAAGAGGTTGTGATACCTAGTGATAAAAAATTAATGACTTTTGATGAATTTGTCGAACGTGACAAAGATGTAGGTTTAGATAAGGGGAGTTTGGATGATTGGATTTAAAAAACAGTATATAAAAGAACAGATTAAAATAATAAAAAGAGGTAATAAAAATGATGAATGAACAAGAAGAAGAAAGAATGCAAGTGAAATGTAACTATGATATAGGTAGACTACACATACAAGGTGTTAGTGCTACTGTTAAACATGGTCGGAAGTATGGTATCGCTTTGAAGATGCGTACTGCTGACGATGTTTCTTTGTGGTTAAGAGAACAACCAGCGATACTTAAGTCGGCTGCTTCAGGTGAATTGATGTATATACCATTTGATGTACTCAAGTATGCAGATGGTTCATATCAGATGTTCATTAAAGGTAGTGAAGCGAATCATCCTGAAGGTGCTATGCTTGACTTACAACCTTTAGACCAAGAGATACAAAGAATGATTCGGTTTGCTGAAGAAGCGAACTTAGTAATTAATATCATAGGCGGAAGATATACACCAGCGGGAAGTGAAGAGGAATGATTGACACAGACAAATACGAAGGACATAACGAAGCACCGTGGCGAACTGCCGAAGGACAGCCATACGATGATGAAGGCTCTCACCTTGACATTGTAGATGCAAACGGGGTGTTGGTGACTGAGACATCTTACTTCACTGACAACGACCATCCCAATGCACAACTCATAGCAGACGCACCACTTCTCCTAGCAGAAGTCAAGCAGTTGCAGCCAATGGCTGATGAATTGATTGCGATATGGGAGATACTTGAGGAAGATTATCCCCATGTTGATAGGGTCATTGTAAAGGAATTGATTGAAAGAAAAATAGGAGACTATTGTGAGGTGAAAGAATGAAGTATGATATTCTGATGATTGACCCACCGTGGAAGAAACGTAAGGGCGGGTTAAGAAAAACTAGACCGAACCAAACTAGAAAGTTAGATTATGTGACTATGGAAATAGAGGATATTTTTGCGTTGCTAGATAAAGAGATATTTCCCAAAGCAAATGAAACTAATACTGTTTTTATGTGGTGTATTGATAAATATATTACAGTAGTTGACGACTATATGTTTGAGAGAGGTTATAAGAAACACTGCATATTTATTTGGAATAAATTAAATGGTGTAGCACCTGCATTTACAGTTAGATATTCTCATGAATATTTAATTTGGTATTACAAACCAAAAATGATTAAGATAGCAGAAAATATGAGAGGAAAATTACTAACAGTGTTTGAAGAAAAATCAAGACAACATAGCAGAAAACCAAACTATGCCTATGAAATGATAGATAAATTATATCCTAATTCTAAGAAGATAGATGTTTTCAGTAGGGAAAATAGAACTGGTTGGGAAATTTGGGGTAACGAAACAGATAAGTTTAAGGAGATGAACTAATGAAAACAGCAGTAAAAGTAAGATATTTTAGTAAGTTTAAAGCAAGACATAAACATTACCTAGCAGGTAAATATAGAGTAAAGAAAGGAGATGAAAAAGAATGATAATGAAATGGATAAATAAAAAGATAGATGAAAGAATAATGAAAAAGATGAGTGAACCAATTGATAAACTTGAAGATGTGGTCTATGAAATAGCACATGAGATAGATATTGACTATGATAAATTAGCAGAAGCACTGTCTATTGACCCTGCTGATATTGCTGGTGGAATGAATGAGAGTGAGATTGCTGACCACATGGAAGTCGATTACTACACCTTAGCAGACAAGATAGATGTACAAGATGTTGCTTCTCATGTCAATAGTAGCGACATTGCGTATGAATTAGATATTGATTACGATAAGTTAGCGAAGTTGATAGACGTAGACGCACAATTTGGTTCAGCAGAAGTAGCAGCAGAAATAGATATGTCAGAGTTAGCGGCTCAAGTGTACGGTAATTTCGTATCTATTGAAGATGTTTCATCAATAATAAGCGACATCAAAAGTATTGTATTAGCAGTACGTAAGGAGGAAGAATAAATGCCAACAAGAACAATAAAACAACTAAGAAATTTACTTAACTCATTGGAGAAAAGATTTATAGAAGACCTTCAATATGTTGTGTGGTTAGAAGAAACACATAGACACCTCTATCCCGATAACGACATCTATACTGTTTATGAAAAAGCAACAGGTATCTTTGCGGAGGAAGAGTAATGTTATTAAAATGTTCAAACTGTGATACTTATTTTCAATGGATTTTACAATATGGAGAATGTGTAGGATGTGGTTTTACAGTTGAAGTTTGTGAGGAGGAAGAGTAAATGAATATATTTGTATTAGACGAAAACCCAATTAGGGCAGCACAGGCGATGGATTGTGTGAGAGTGCCGAAAATGATTGTTGAGACAGCACAGATGATGGCATCAGCCCTACGTAGGCATGGTGTCACAGATGAGCGTATGCCATTGACCAAGAGTGGCACACCATACAAGGGTGCGTACAAATATCACCCATGCACTGTGTGGGCTGGTGACTCATGGAAGAACTTCGACTGGTTGACATCACATGGGATAGCACTGTGTGTTGAGTACAGACACAGGTTCGGCAAAGAACATGCTTGTGAGGATGCTATCTGTTACATGAATGCCATGCACGTTGATGGGTTCAGCCATCTCAATAGAGACAGACTGACACCATTCGCTCAGGCTATGCCTGATGAGTACAAAGATGATGATGCAGTCAAAGCCTATCGTGCCTATTATCACAGCAAGATACACAGTAAAGGTGGTGTGCATTACAGACACACAAGCCCGCCTGACTGGTGGACGGGGGTGACAGCATGACATACAAGTTTGAATGCAAACACTGTGGCTCTACTGATTTGGAGTTCAAGATGTGGGTGAATCAAGATATGGAGATTACAGATGACTGTGAGGAACATCCCTTCTGTAATGTATGTGAAGAAGAAACGAGGGTGACAGTATGAACGAGATAAGATTGTCAAAAGAAATGAAGTTCATGTTATTACAACTAACGGCCAACGATGGTACACCTAAGAGAATGGCAAACATAGTACACGATGAGTTTTTAACTTCCGTTGATATGGGTGGCAAGGTTAACCCTAAATTTCTGAAAGATACCATACGACTTTTGAAACATTGTGATTACTATTGGGGTGGAGGTTATGTTGAAGAGTTCATTGCGGAATTGAAAAAGTTATTACCAAATATGCAAGGTAAGTTGAGAGCATGTTTGGAGGTGGAAGTATGATATTATTAAAACAAATACAAAAAACATTGGATGAACTTAATGAGAAGATAGGTAAGCAATTGTTGATACCCCCCATTGTAGCAGACCATGTTGAGGCTAGGCGAAGACTGTTCACCAAAGTAGTATCAAAAGTAGAAGATACTGGTATTGCACATACTGGATGGTTAGAAATCCATTCAGCCTTATCTATTGAAGATGGTATGACTCGGTTGTTGTTGTGTGAAGAACTAGCAGAAGCGTGGGATGTACCGTTATCTTTTATGACTGCTTTTGATTTCTCAATGTATACAGAACCTGCTAGAATGTATATCGTCAACAGAGGGGTTATACCTTTGTTAAGAATTAATAAATCTACACCCCACTTGTTACGTATAGCATACGATGGTGCATTACTAGGGTTATGGGACATGGAAGATGTGTTAACGTTACCACCTGCGTATGAAAGTTTACCTGCGAGCGTTATGGAAAACTTAGATTTTGGTGAACACAATACAGGCTATGGAGCGTGGTTCGCATGAGGCGAAGACAAACACATCAGTGGAAACATAAGGTAACGGGCGAAAAGAAACTATGGATTCCCCTAGAAGATATAAATGAATACGATGCAGTAGAAATTGTACACGAAGATGATAGTCGTTCGAGGGATAGCATATGAGTATGTTTGCAACATGTACTAAATGTGGTACACAATTTAGAAAGTTTTCCATGAAGGCAGTGGGTGGTCTTTGTTTCAAATGTAAAAAGGGAGTTGGAGGAGACAGTAGGAAAAAGAATAATGTCTATCTTAAACCACCTAAAGTATTAAAGGACAATGAAGAATTAGATATGGAATTTATGCGTGAAGAATTTGAAAAGTTAAAACACGTAGTTCATTCTATTGTTCCTGATGATGCTATAACGCAAACCATCAAAATTGTTTCAGATAATTTGAAAAAAGACATTGAAAAACATATTAAGAAAGGTGTTAAGAAAGAACGTGAGAAATATATGAGAAGTTTATCAATATTGAATACACGTCAATTGAGATTAGAAAATCATGTATCTGAAATGTTTGATGGTATCTTAGATGAATTAGTTCTACATAAGGGTGGCAAAGTGAAGTTTAAACATGATAAATATAAAGAAATTATAGAAAGGAGGAAAAATGAATGAAGAAAATATGTGCTAGGGCTGAAGAAGCGATAATGAAATATGCGAATGAACACACACCATGTACGGTGTTAGAAATTTTTGAAGGTGCGACATTGAAGAATGGTAAGTTGTTAAGACTTAGCAATCATTCAATTAATAAATTTAAAATTAGTCACATATTAAGAAGAAGTAGTGAGTTTAGAGTAGATGATACAATAAAATTACATAGTTCAAGATATGGTATTAACAGAAAGGCTAATGTCGATGTGTGGGTGAAAGTGAAATGAAAGAGAAAGGTAAAAACCATATGAGTGTAGATGATATAATGGTAGATGCAGGTCATGCGAAGTATAGTTCAGATGAAACTATTGACATTGTGTACAGCACATTCAAGGGCAACTTTAGAGGTGAGATGGAATTAATTGAAGTCTATATGATGACTGAAGATAATTCTAAATGTCCTAGTTGTGGTGAGGAAAATACAAAAAGTGCTTCAATGATTACTAATTTAGGTAAAATATTTGCATGTAAAAGTTGTAAGTTGTTTACTTTAGATAGATTAGAAGAAGAACAGTATTTAAAAGAACAGAATAAAAAATTAATTAAGATGGAGGAAGAATGAAATGACTGAAATTTGGAGAGATGTATCATTTGAAGGTAAGTGGAAGAATGGTAAAGGACATGTTGTCCTAAGCCAAATTGAATACTACAACAGGCAATGGATAGACTTGAGAATCATGAATGTCCAAAGACCCGTTGGTGAATCCCAACATACAAGACATGGTGTAAGGCTTACACTAGAACAAGCGGAGATGCTTCTTCCGCAACTACAAGAAGCGATAATAAAAGGAAAAGAAGAGAGTGAGAAAAATGAAAGAAGAAATAATGAATGATGACGGTAGTACGGAAGAGATAGACATAATGTTCATGCTAGTAAGTAGAACCAAAGAAGAGTTGGCAGCAGACCCCAATGATTTTTGTGACGATGGTATAGTTGTTGAAAGAGAAAAAACCTATGTGTACACAGACATGGATGCAGCAGTACATGCTTTGATTGAAGTACTGAATGCAGAAGCAAATCATTACTCTAAGATGCCGGAGTATTTTCAGCACCCTGATAAGGATGAGTGTAATTCTGTGTTCGAGTCGGAGGCTCAGTATCAAGACGTAGAACGATTGGAAGCGGCATTGTTCAGGCAATACCTGCTTGGTCCTAGATTTGGTGAGCCTGACATCAAGGCGTTGTGGGAAAAGCATAAAGAGAACGATGATTGGAACGAAGAAGGCTATGTTGCATACCGTGAGTTCTTGACTATACTGAAGAATTATGATGCCAGTATTACACCTGAAGAACTACAAGAGAATGCGAGAGGTTTGTTGAACAAGATGATATCCGACACTGACTGGACAGTCACGCTGGATAGAGGGGACAAGGTTCGCACAGTGAGAGAGCCATACGGACAGTACTTCTACAAGAACACGGTTCAATTGAAGGTAGCGAGAAGTATTACTAAGACGATGCTCGATTGGGATATGAATACGAGCATGATAAAGAGTTGGAGATACAGTGAGACTGAGGAAGGCAAGGCTGAGATTGAGGCAGAGAAGGAAAGGCATAGTGACATGATGACATACATGGGAGAGAGTGGGCTGACATCATACACAGTGGATGACGATGGTACTTACTCCATGTGGAGAGGTGAATAAAGGAGGAAAAAATATGAAAGAAGAAATAATGAAACAAGAATGGAATGATGGAATAGCGAAGGTGTTGAAAACCATTGCTGGACCGATTGCGAAGCAAGAGAAAGAACGACATAATGCAGATGAGGATTACTATGCTGACCCTCAATTGTATATACAGGATTTGGTGACGGGTGCATCTTTAATGATACAGCCTGATGTACTTAAAACGACAGGAAAAACAAATGGTCGTGGTTATAGAAGTTGCAGTGCAGTTACACAACGAATGACTTCTAAGTTACCTACTAAGAAAATAGTAGGTAGATTGGTTAGTATGATGGTACGAAACTTTGTACCTAAAGATGCTAGTCCTGAAGTATACAGCACAATGGTTGCTAAATTTATTGATGATACTGCTGCGGAAATTGCTAACGAAAGTAAATGGTCGACTGATGATACAAAGTATGCAGATGCAGTGAACAAAGCAATTAGTGATTTGTTAGAACATACTGTATCTACTAGGGCTGGTGATACATTGCTGAATGTCAAAGCAGTGCCGATGAATGCTATGATTGAGTTAACATCACCAATGAAAGAGGTGATAAAATGATGACAGACCATCCTGAATTTGCAGAATTTATTTCTGAAGGAGGAACATTGGGAGATACACTAACAAATCTCATAACAGAAATTCAGAAGTTGCGTGAAGAAGTCAAGCGGCTTAGAGGCGATGAAGGCGGGTGGATTGAATGATAAATTATGTAGAACCTAATGGGGAGATAATTTGCTCCTTCAAAGACTTAGATGATTTAATAGAAAACTTCCTTGATAATCAAGGTGGTCATTTTGTGCTGGAGAGTGAAGAATAATGTTTGGTAATCTTAAGGCTTGTGCGATGTGTGATAACGAACCAAAATACATAGTAGAAAATTTAGCAGTAGGAACAAGAGTATTTTGTTCTGAAAAATGCTACGCTCTTTACATGGGATTTACTGTTAGAGGTAATGGGTATTATGGATTGGAGTTGATTGAGTGATTGACATAGACAAATACGAAGATGCGAAGAAGATGGTTGAAGATGCTGGACTCATTGATGACAATGACGGTTGGCTTGATGTCCATTACAGGAAGATAGCACACCTGCTCGCAGAAGTCGAGCGGTTGCAGAAGGAACTACGCATTGAACAACAGATTGTTCAAGCCTTCTATGAATACAGAGATGACTGCTGCTTTGACCATTGTGAGACATGGATGTTAGAAAAAGGACATCGTGTTATGGTGGATGGATTGAGCGAATGGGCTGCCGACACAGACTTTTTCACAGAAAGAGATTGGAAGGACTATGCTGACTCACTATACGAGGCATTGGTTAGAGCAATAGAGTGGGGTCACAAGCGATGCTCCACTCAAGAGTTGATGGATAAGTTTGACAACTATGTTTGGGGTGAGGAAGAATGAGGAATAATCTACTATGCAGATGGTGTAAGGCTGACGTTCATTGGGGTCATGATAGAAAAAGAAAGTGTCCTAAATGTAAGGAGGTTAACCGATGAATGAAGAAATTGCAGTTGGTATGTTTCTGAGAGAAGTTAGATTTCATACTTGGATGGAAAAGAGAGTTGATAGTAAATTAGGTTTCAGAATAAGACAAAGAATAACAGTACCGGAGGATATACTGTTTGTACTAAATGAGTCAAACTTTATGGACATGAAATGGAAGAAGAGTTTTAACAGAAATATAGATTTAAAAAAGATATGTTACTACTTACAAAATTACATAGATGAAAGAGTTTTAGAAAATGGTTTGAAAGATACCAAAAATTTTGTTCCATTTGTTAGAGTTCTTGTTAATCCATTCGACATGAAGAAAGCAAAAACAACAAACCCAAACGATGCTTTAATTGCTTGGGAAGATGCAACATATGGTTTTTTACCACAGGTGATTAAGCGTGAATGAAAGAAAAGCATATCATTTAGGTTTATTAATAGATTTAACACCTAATCAAGTTCATGAAGCACTAGATATGTTCTATAAAGTTTCAAGAGATAAAAATTGGGATACCATAAGAAACAATCAATGTCTCTTAATAGATTGTATATACATTATAGGGAAAAAATACAAAGTTGGTATTACTTTAGACACGATGATTGACCTTACTAAAGAATTATATGGAGTCTCTACCCAACCCAAACCACACGTTTGGAGGGAAAGATATGGTTATTGATAATAAATTATTAGACTTAGCGACAAGATTAAAACAATACAAAGGGACTTTTGATACATCTTTTATTGAAACCTATGTACAGGCTAAATGGGTGTACTACGTATTGTTTCCTGAAGTACCATATAAAGCAACAGTTATGCTTTCAGATATAGCAGATGAGATGAATGTTTTTGAACCAGTCTTAGAAGAAGTATTGAAATCATTTGGTAATGACTCTATGCCTTTATGGAAGAAACTAAGTTTAGCATTAACTTCAGAAAGTGAATTAAGAAATCATGAATCATATTATGATGCTTGGACTGATGTTACTGCTAGAAGTATTTTAGAGAGAAAAGCAAATGGGATAAAACCTAAATTCATCAGGTTAGCGAGAAATTTAACTAAATTAGAAAATGAATTAACATGGGCTTGTTTTCTCGGCTATCCACCTATTACAAAAAATAAATTTCTAACTTTTCTGATAAAACAAAGATTAGAAATAGAGTATGTAGAAGCATCTGATTTGTTAAGTAATTTATTGAGTGATAATAAAAGTCATTTTCAAATATTAACGATGGCTATGACTGATAAAAACTTCTATACATATTCAAAGAAGAAATGGTTTGAAATGGATATAGAATTGAAAAGAAGAACATATGAAAGATGGACAGGTGACGATATAACCGATATGAAAATTGATTATCAAATACTCCCAAAAGACGGTATAACAAAAATGAAATGTTTAAATTATGAAGAAAAAATATGGGTAGAAATTGATAGTGAGATGAAAATTCTCGATGTAATATATTTCAAACACCCTGAACTAACACTAAAGTCTAGGTTAAAAAAGTTGAGTGAAGAACAAGACCACTTAGTAATTAATAAGTTAAGAAAACTGAAAGATGTAAAAACAATTTCAGATTTGTTAAAGTATGACCCTGAACACAAAGAAGGAGTCATTAGAATCCCTCACAACAAGAAATACAATCCAAATCATTACGGTGGTTATATTCTAGTTAAAAGTTCTCATCTTTATGATGTAAGGTTGAATAGAGTTAGAAAAGAAAATGGTAATATAATAATAGAAGTTGAAGCCTTAGACGGTGTTGATTTCTTTACAATAGGAGAAATTACAACCGATAGACTGACTGACAAGACTGTGATTTGGGATGCAATTAAGAGACAAATGATTATAGAAAATCAAGATGATTGCATCATACCTGATGAAATTTGCATCGTTCTTTCTGTTTCAGTGCTTAGTTTCACTAAAGACGTTTTACCTCAGATGATAGATGGTTATTTTATGAGCATTCAATATGACAAAGGGATACAAGACGTAGTTCAAATGGTAGATATAATGGTCTAAAAAAATCAACAGTATATAAAAGAACACATCGTAAGTAAATTATGAGTTGGGTGGAAACTACAAGACCGATACGAATTACAGATTTAGTCGGTCAATCCACACTAACTAACGATATGCAAACTTGGAAAAATAACAGAAGATGGCCTACTGCTTTACTATTTGTTGGACCTTCAGGTACGGGAAAAACCAGTGCTGCTAGAATTATCGGTAGAAATGTCTTAGATGATTTCTTCGATGACATGAATTACATAGAGACAAATGGTTCTGATGATAGAGGAATTGATTTCGTAAGAGTTGATTTAAAAAATGCTTTACGAACTAAACCTGTTGGTGCTAAAAGAAAAGTAATTCTCATAGATGAAGCCGATGGATTAACAAAAGCAGCACAAGACAGTATGAGACAATTGATAGAATCTTACAGTAGAAATGCTTTGGTGATTTTAACTGCTAACGATGAATCTAAAATTACACCTGCTATCAAAAGTAGGTGTAGTGTCTATCAATTCAAACCTATTTCAAATGAAGAGGGTGCTGCGAGACTTTGGGATATTTTAGCAGCAATGCAAATTCCTACAACTACAACTTGGGGTCAAGATTTACCTTTGTTAGTGGAAACTATGCATGGGGATTTGAGAGCATCTATTAATTTATTAGAGACATTACCACCAAAACCCGATGCACTAAAATCAAGATTATTGAGACTACAAAAATTACAAGATGAAAACATAATGGAATATGTTGAGAACAATGAATGGGATAAAATTCGTAACAACCTTCATAGAGGATTGGATGACGGAGTTCCCCTACGAAACCTGTTACAAGGTCTCTACAACCAAATAAGAAAGAAATTCAGATATGACATAATGAAAGCGTATGGCGATGTTTTACTTCACGTCTATGCATGGCCCGCTGGAGATTATGCATTCTGTGATTATTTGGTAGCAAAGATGAAGGAAGGAAAAAAAGATGAGTAGTATAAGAGCGATAGATTTTGAAGAACTAGGAATAACATTGCGTTCCGCAATAATGGAGAATAGATTAGAAATCATGAATTTACATGATACTGTTAAAAAAATCTTGAAGGAGATGAAAAAAAATGAATGAAGAAAACCCGTTTAAAAAAATGAAAGAAGAAAATATGACGAAAGAGTTACCTCAAGGGGTAATGGAGAGATTGGAGAAACACTCTGAAAGAACTGGGGAAACATTACCCGTTGTCAAGGAAGGTTTCTTTGATTATATCAAGACCAATTATAGTTGTGATAACTGGCAGGAAGAAGATGAAGATTTAGTTCTTGATTGGGCTGAACAATTTGCTACTATGCTAAGAAGCAGCACAGTGAGTGGTGGTGTTGGAACACAAACATACGTTGGTCATTTCTTAGGTGTTGCTAATAAAGCAGGAGACCGTAGAAAAGGACTGGCTAATTGGATGGTCAGACAATACAAAGAAGACCCTAATGCGTTTGTGTCAGATGGAAAAGGTGGAGTCTATGAAAAACAAGATGGTCATTGGGTCATCAATACTGCTGGTGGAATTATTGAAACATCTGAAATGATAACAGAAACACCAAGTATGGGTATTCCTGCTGGTAACAATCAATACATTTGTTTCGTATCAAAGAAAGGTTATCCATACCCTCATGTTCAATTCGGCAGGTATGCATATTTCCTCGGTAACGAGCAAAAAGAATTTGTTGACAATGGCGACATAAAAATGTGGCGTGTAGACATCACAGGAGATGATATGGAACGCTCTCTAAACATAGGACAACCATGCGTTATCAAAGCAAAGCCACCTTCTGATAATGCGAGAGCAGGTTTTGAAGATGTTTTGGATACAAATACTGGCTTTGTTGATAGTATAAACTATACTAATGAATTTGTACCAGTGGAAATGAGACCTTTACTTGAGCCATTCAAATTTTGGACTACTGATGACTTTACAGACATGTTCACTAGAATAGAAGAATTAGGTGATGCTTACGAAAGTGGATTAAGAACATTCCAAACAGCAGATGGACAAGGTAAAGTTGGTCCACTGGTAATCACAAAGGGAACAGTAAACAGACTGAGCACAGAAGGAAGAGAAACCGAATACGATGAATCCGGTATATCATACAGTTTGAGTCTTACATCATCAGAACTACAAAGTACATACGGCGGTGGAGATGGTGCTGAAGTATTATGTAACGTTTCTAGTGCATGTTATGATTTAACTCACCCATTCTCTTTTGTAGATAGTGAAGGTGAAAGATTTGAGTATGCTGAAAAATCCACTGTGTTAATATTCGGTAGAATAGGTATGCAACAAAGAAATGATAGTAAAATTCCAAAGTTAACCGTTATGGGTATCTACACAAACCAACGAAGGGCTAGACCTAGAGTTAGTGGTGGAGATACAGACTTAGGACAATTTGATTGAGGTGAAATAAATGACTGAAAATAATGATAAACAAGAAATAAATGTAGAACAAGAGAATATAATGTTGAAAGCGGAACTTGATAGGGTGCGTAACCTTGCTGGTAATAGACTTCTAATCATGAGAAGATTAGAGCAATTTGCCAACGATGTAAACACACTCATGAATGCTCTTAGAGCAGACTTTGCTGAGGTTCAAGCACCCGTTGATGAATCTGAGCAAGGTGAATCAAATGAGTAATTGGACAGACCCTAGAGTTGTTGATTGGGCGAAAGAACATTTTGCACATTCCCCTTTGGGCGGTGTTTGGAGTCCTGACGGAACAGGATTAATTTTCTTGAAAACAGATACTAAAGAGTGGACATTACAGAAAGCAATACAGCACCCTGCTTGTATTGAAACATTGCATGGAATACGAACTGTTATGTTTGATTTAGGATATTCTCTTAATGAAAAGAATACGGAATGGAAAGAGCCGCCAGCAACTTTAGAAGAAGCACAACGTATGGAAGTTGAAGAAAAGAAACAGATTGCTAAAAGTTGGGCTGATAAAGATGGTACAAAACTAATTGACATGAATCCCTACAATACATTCCCTGAATTTATAAAAATGGAAGATGTTTTACTAGAAGGTGGAGATACACAAGAGATAGAGATATGGGCTTACAGGTTATTGAACCCAAACACTGGTGAACATGTAGAGATTGACCCTGACGATTATCATTTACTTACTGATGACAAAGCGTTCATGAGATACATGAATAGGGAAGGCGATATAATTCAAGCACTTACACGTAGGGAAATGATGGAAATGGCTGATGCAGGTGAACAAGGTTTGCTAATAGGTAGTGTTGACCCCGTTACTAAGGAGAAGATTCCTCTTTGGTTATACGGCACTTATTGTAAAGTCATAGACCCAAATGAGGAGGAAGAGTAATGGCTGGCTTTGGACAGACTAAGAAGGCACAAGAAGCCTTAGCAGAAACCTTAGCAGACGCAGAACTACCTGCCCATGAAAGAGCAGACCCTTTTGCTGCTTTACAGGCTGAACTAGATGCAGAACAACCTACGTTGAACACACATACCTTTGCTGGTATAATCGGTCACGAAAACACTTGTAAAACTGCTATCGTGACTGCTGCTTACAACAAGTATTGGGAAGATAATGAAGAACCTAAACAACTATGGTTACTAGATTTTGACGGTGGTGGGTTCGCTAACAAAAGTGCATTCTATCCTGAAAATACTGGTATCAAATCTTTTGAGCCTTATGTATATATGACAGGAAATAGAACTGCTATTGACTATGATGCTACACACAATCGAGTAATGCAAATAATGCAATTCGCTATAAAAAATAGTGGTAATATATGGGGTTTACTTATCACTGGTGTAGACCAATGGGATGCAGTATGTGTTAATAATATGAGGATAAACGACTTAGGATTGGCGAGCGATGCGATTAGTGCATCGGACGTAAGAGGTGCTGGAGATGGACAAAGAGTAGGCAGCCAGTGGGATTGGAGCATAAGAAAAACTAGATTCCAACAGTTAGTATCTTTGTGTAGAGCATTAGTAAAGAGAGGAACTAAAGTGTTTATGGAAACACATTTGTCTCTAACTAATTATGCACTTGGTGCAAATGAGGCAAATGCTTCATGGAAGCCCGCTTGGGAAAAGAGTACCAACAATTTCTTATTCCAAATCATTAAAATGGAAAGAGAAGATACGCTCGATGAAGAAGGCAATGTCCTGATACAAAGGTTCACTGCTTCTTTTGAAAAGAGTAAAACGGATGCAGGTTTACAAGGACAGAAGAGGACAGTCTTAGTAACAGAAGTAGGTAAAGCACCTATCTTCTACGGACTACCTGAATTAAACGATGGCACATTGTAGGTGTTAGTTTGATTATAGACTATTACTATCCAAATGGATTTGATGAGATATCATTTCCTCATTTGTATGAGCGTACAAGAGATGCCAATGGTAACTTGTACGTGAACATGATAAGTCCTGACGATGACAAGTATGTGAAACCACATTGTTGGATACCTGTTGATACTAATCCTCGAAGACTAGGTAGAGTGATGTCTAGGTATCAAGGTGTATATGTAGATGAAGAACAAAGAGCCGAAGGGTTAGATGGTAAACAATTGAAGAAAATGATTGTACCTAACCCTCGTGCTTTTTGGGATATCAAGAAAGAGATTGATACATATGAAGCAGATATGCCATATGAAGACCAATATTTATTGCAGACCTATCCTGAAAAGATACCTGAGTTTGTACCACGAATTTGGTATTACGATTTGGAGTGGGATGTAAACGATGGCTTCCTAACAGTTATGGCTATTGATGATAGTCATGCTGAACACCCTGTGGTTTTCGCATGGAGAGAGAATCAAGAACATACTGTCGATTGGATTGATAGAGAAGGCGGTTACATGTTATATCTTTATGATAATGAAACTGACATGTGCAATGCATTTTTAGACCATTTAGAAGAATGTGACCCCGATATACTCACTGCTCATGCTGGTCACTGGGCTGACATCCCCAAAATGATGGAAAGACTACCTGACCCTCGAAGATTGTCACCAATAGGTGAAATTGTAAAGCCTCACGCTAAGTATGGCTACAAGGAAACACAACAACCAATCAAAGGTAGGTTGTGCTTTGATAGTGCTGCTAAAGGTATGACTGGTTCAGGATTTGAAACTCTATGGATTAAGTCAGGTAGAGGGCAATTACCGAGTAGAAAATTAGATACTATAGCCAAAGCACTAGGTTTAGGTGGAAAGATTGATGAAGATGAGGATGGCAACAAGTTAGATGTTCGCACATGGTGGTACACTCACTTTGATTTATTTGTAGATTATTGTTTGAGAGATACTACACTATTACGTCAATGTGATGAGAAACTAAATGCTATACCTTTCTTAGTTGCAATGCAACAATTCTGTGGAGTAAGATTTCAATCTGTTCATAGAGTTACTAATTATGTTCGAGGATTGTTCGGTAGGTATTCTGATTTGAAAGCACCATCTATGTACAATAGACAAAGAGATTCTTTAACTGCTGCACATGTATTAGAAACTAAAGCAGGTAGACATCAGAATGTCGCACTTGTTGATTTCGCATCTCTATATCCAATACTGATAGTATGTCTAAATTTATGTCCTACAACTAAGAGAAGTAAGTTTGATACTGAAGGTAACATCAGACAGTTACCTGACGGTAGTAGATGGGAACAAGATGAAAAAGGCATATTACCCAGTATAGTAGAGGATATGTTGTTATTACGTAAAGAATATAAAAAGTTAGCCAAAGAAGCCACTAATGAAGATGATAAATTCAAAAATGATATGATGCAATTAGCGGTTAAAGTTACCACCAACGCAATCTATGGCTATATTAGCCAAGCAGCGATAGGTGGTATGTGGACTGACCCTGACGTTGGGGCGGCTATTACAAGTATGGGTAGAGAGAGTATTACACTACTAATGACAGAAGCAGAAAGACAAGGCTATACTGTACTAGCAGGTCATACAGATTCGTGCTATATACAAGCACCATTTGAAGAAGTTCCACCATTGGTAGAACATCTCAATAAGACTATTAGAACTGAATTAGAACTGCCATTAATGGATGTGGAGTTTGAAGCATTCTTTGACTATTGGACTACTGCTAGTAGCAAGAATAGAAACTTTGGTATCATAACTTGGCCGGAGTCTAAGAAAGGTGATTTGAAAGTTACAGGCTATGGTCTGAAAGCGGCCAACTCATCTCCTTTAACAAGAGACATTCAACGTACTATGTTCCGAATGATAAGCGAAGGTGCAGAAGAAAATGATGTAAGTAAAGAAATTAGACCGATATCTTTAGCCTTGAGGAAAGGTGAAAAAAGTATTGAGGATTTAGCACCCTATGGTAGATTAGGTAAAGCATCTTATGATAGAGTACCACCGAATGGTGCTAAAGGTGCTTTGTATTACAATGAACACATGGCTACTAATGACCCGTTTAGGGTAGGCGATTCAGGTCAATGGGTGTATGTTAACGGTGTACCTGAAGGTTTCCCTACGACTAATGTAGTGTCATTCCGTGATGCAGATGAAATCAAAGATTTTTCATTAGATTATGATTTAATGGTAGAGAAATTTATTCGTAAGAAACTAGAACCTATTTACAAAGTATTAGATTGGGATTTAGGTTTTGCTTGTGGTGACAAAAAACCAAAGGAGTATTGGTAATATGGTTGAATTAACACTACCACCAAAACAGTGGCTTAGATACTTAACAATGTTAGGTGGAAATGTAACAGATGTAATATTACATGTTAATGAAAACGATATATCATTCAAGATTGCTTACATGACACATTACCTCTCTTTTAAAGAGACATTACCAGTAACTCCGACATCAACAGGGCAATTAGTTGTATCAGATTTATCTAAGACAAGTGCTTTCTTGAAGAAATGTAAAAACGATGTTACAATAAAACAAGGAAGAGGTAACAGGCTATCATTGCAATGTGGTAGCATGAAAATGACATTACCATGTTTTGATAATATTAGTTCTCAAAGAGTGCCGACTTTTGATAGATTAGTAAAAGCATCAAGAGAAAATCAATGGCAGAACTTTGGTCGTGGGGCATTAGATGTTCATGGCACAGTAAATTTCGATGAGATAGTAAAAATATCATCATTGGGTAAATTAATATCCAGTGATTCAAATTTTCAAATTAAAGCAAATGCAGATGAGAATGAGTTTGTTCTGAATGCTTTCAAAAGAAACGGTGCATCTATATTTGCATCGGCAACTCTTGAAAATGCAGAAGGTCCAAACCACACAGCAGTGTCTAATTTCGGTGCTTGGTTATTGCCTTGTATCTGTATGATAGATACGAATACACCAGCACAGATACACTTTGGTGATTCTACTGTGCTGATAATAGAACAAACAACAGAGACAACAGAAAAGACAGTTGTTATAATAGACCATGAGGAATAAATATGAGTGAGATTGAAGATATAGTAATAAAGAAAATAGAAGCAAGAGCAAAGTTAGGTGAAAGTAAATATAACACTACAATGGAAAGAACTGATTTATCTCGTAAAGAATGGTTAATTCATGCCCAAGAGGAAGCGATGGATTTGTGCATATACTTGCAAAAGTTAATCATGGAGGAAAAGTAATGTTGTTGTATAGTCTATCGGTGTTGGGTGGTTTCGCCTTAGCAAAATGGGCAGTGCCTAGAGTACCTTCTCTAAAAACAGAAAAGTATCATCTACATCATTGGATATGGGCTTCAGCAGCACTTATCAGTTTCATGTTTATCACAGTACCAACATTCGTGATAGGTACATTTACAGGCGTTGCTTTACAAGGTTTGACTTACAAAAATTGGGGGTTTTTACAATGAGTTTGGAAAATCATATGGTTGTAGGTTTTGATTCATTCGATGTAGATGCCAGTGATTTAGAAGAATGTGAATTATGTCAAGGTTATACAGGTAATGAATTAAAAATAGAAGAATGGGAATTAAATAAATGTACGTGTGAGGAGGAAGAATAGATGCAGTGTAGTTGTTGTTCAAGTCTGTATAATACTACCATTGCAATGCAAACTGTCGGTAGTCAAGGTATGATTTGTCATAATTGTATAGAAGAAGCAGTAGAGATGTATATGAAAATTAAAAATGGGGATATTAGAATAACTCCTAGTAAAATGGATATGGGGTATTAATATGAAGTTTAATCCAAACGGTGAATCTTTTACGAAAAGTTCTGATTACGCTAATGTGGAAATGATAAAATCGTATGAAGAAAGCAGTTATGCTTGGAAACCTAACGATGATGGTATCCTTAGAATAACTAAGTCAAGTCTTGGTGATTTTAACTGGTGTCCATATCAATATTATCTTACTAAAATATTAGGTCATAGGGGACAAGAAACTGAACATATGATAAAAGGAACAAACGTGCATGATGTTTGTGAATACTTTTGGAAAAATGTAGATAGTGTCTTACCTGAAGTATTGAAATTAATAGAAGAAGAAAAACATCTTCTTGGTTATGAAAAACTAAAAACAGTGATACCAAAACCACCATCACCTTACATGTATGGTGAAGATACAATTATTGATACTTGGTTGAGATGGCAATGGGATAGATTACTGGTAACTAAAGGTAAAGATTGGAAGCCTGTTGGTAATGAAGTAGAGGGTCATGCTAGAATTGAAGTTGAAGTCAATGGTAAAAAATATCCAGTACATCTGAAAGGTTTCATTGATAGAATCTTTTCAGATAGTGAAGGCGGCTTCGTGCTTATGGAATTAAAAACTGGTAAATGGAATCCAAAGAAAGCAACAAGTATGCGTACAGAAATGCAGTTTTATAAAATGTTATTAGAAGAAGGTCACATGGAAGAGTTTCTACCTGTTACACATTGGGCGTGGGAATTTCCTGATGGCGATGTAAGAAACGGTACAAAGAAAGAATGGGAGATAGAAGAAATAGGTACAAGGAAGACAAAGTATGCACCTAGAACAGTTAATAATAGAATAAAAAAACTTGTTGAAGCACATGTTAAAAATGAATTTCCACCAATACACAAGGACACATGTAAGTCGTATTGTAGGCACGAGAATTTATGTTCTTGGTGTGACTTTATGGATTTGTGTCCATCTTGGAACGGGGGTATAAAACTATGAATGAAATGAAAATAAAAAATGATTTAATGATGATAATGATGAGCGATATGGAAAAAGATGAATATTTTACAAAAAATGAAAAACCTGTAATAAATATATCTTTTACACAAAAGGGTAGCAATAGAAGACCTTTGATAAGAGTTTTTAACGGTAAACAAATTACATTAGATGCTTTTACTGAAGACGATGTCAATGGCGGGTTTCAAGCATTAGATGTTGTGATTAATCCAGCAGTGTTTGATTTACATGGACACAGTGAAGGTATAGATTATTGCTCAAAGAATGCTTTATTAAAATACAAAAAAATGCAAAAGTGATTAGATGGGTTTCATAGAGTTTGATTATCCTAGAGAAGTATTAGACATTGATTCTAATGGTGATAAAGGATTTAGAAGATTAGTAAATAATTCTAAACAGTTGTCAAACTATTGGAAAGGTAAAAACGGAAGCGGTAATGTATATATGACAGCCTATGGTTATAGAGCGACACAAGCACCACGTCATCACAGAGTAGATTATAATACACCAATCATAAGGCATTTTGTCTTAGATTTCGATTGTAAAGATTTCAGAAATAAAGGGCGTGAAGTTGAATTTGCATTTGTACAAGAACAAGTCAAAAGATTACATCAGCATTTTTTATTAAATGATTATGAACACTATATTTGGATGTCAGGGGGTGGATTTCATATTTGGATTCCACTGAATAAAACTTTGACACCAAGCACTGGATTAGAAGTCAGTAGAATAAAAAATGCAGGTAAAAAGTATTTAGTTAAATTACATAAAGAATTAGATTTACCTTCTAACGACCCTACAGTTGCATTTGATACCGCTGGTATGATTAGAATACCCAATTCATATAACACAAAAAGAGGTTGTTGGAGTATACCATTGAAACATGATGAAATAATGAATTTATCTCACGATGATTTGATAGAATTAGCACAAGAACCTAGAAGTGGTGCAATCAAACACGGTGATATTAAATTTGAATTGATGATACCTGAGAAACAAAAAGTGACTTTCACGAAAACTAAAAGAAATATAGATTTACCCGATGTATCTCTTGATAAAATTCTAGTACTACCTTGTATTGCTCAAGCAGCATTAGGTGAAGGTAATCCAACTCATAGGGCACGATTTCATTTAGCAAATTATTTAGCGGCTAGGTTAAGATATTGGTTTCCTCCTGAGTACGCAACAGAACAAGATAAACACGAACATTCTAATAAAATTGTAAATATATGTGAGGCACAAGGTTGGGTTGATTTCGATAGAAATATTACAACAACTCAAGTTAAAAGTATAGTTTTTGGTAACTATAATTATTCTAATTGTAAAACTTTAATGATGGAAGGTTTGTGTACAGGTATCTGTAATTATTACGATGGTACTGCGGAGGACATTATATGATACACTATTGTGAAGATTGTCATGTTGAACTTAATAGTTATAACACTAAAGGTTTATGGAGAGCAAGGAAACCTAAAACGTTGAGATGTGGTTCATGTTATTTAGAGTGGAAAAGAGAAATAAGGAGGGTACAAAATGAGACATAAACCGGACTTATTTGTTGATAGTAACGAGAGAGGCGGTTTGTGTGAGTCCGTTATTAGGAGAGCACAGAAAGAAGGATTAACAGTAGTTCGTAAGACATTGATAGTAGGAGATTATCTATTAGGTGAGGCTTGCATAGAGGCTAAATCGATATCGGATTTATTTATGTCTAGTCATAGTGGGCACTTATGGAGACAACTAGAAAACTTAGATGCCAATTACAGTAGGTTCTTTCTTTTGATACACGGCTCAATAGCAAAACATGTTGCTATGTCTAAAAGTAATGGTTACAAAGTGACGTATAGTAAAGTGCAAAACGAATTACTAGGCACTATTGCGAGAATCATGAGCGACTTTGAATGTCAAGTTTTCTTTACAGAAAATCAATCAGAAGCGGCTATGTTTATTGTAAAATTACATGATAAATTACATAAACCTGCATCTAGCCACGGTGCGAGAGCAATAAGAAGAGTTAGTACAAATGATGTAAGGTTAGACATGTTAATGGCTATACCCGGTATTGGGAGAGAAACAGGAGAAAAGATGTTAGAACAATGCGGAAGTATTGAAGAAATGTGTTTTGAAGAATCATTAAAACATATAAAAGGTTTAGGACCAGCACTAAGGCAGAAAATAATGAATGTTCTAACAAGCGAAGAACCAGTTCATATTGAAAGAACAAAAAGACGGTAGTATATAAAACAACATTATGTATCTAATTATTCTATTTTTCTTTCTATACATAATAATTATAAGGTTGCTATTTGTGAGGTCAAATTATGAGAGCAGCGAAAAACTATCAAGCGGTTAAAAAATTTCCAATATTTGCAGGTTACATTGACCATTTTAACCAAACATCAATTGATAATGATATACCCGGCATGTTATCTTTCTTTTTTATTCAAGGTCAAGTGTCTGTACCTTACATCAGAATACCATGGGGTTCAAGTCATTTAGACCCTAGAGTTCATACTTTTTGGATACAATCTAGTAGAACTGGTAAATCAATAGCATGGGAGTTTATTGGTGATGTGTTGGGCGACATTGGTGTACCTTCTGACTTATTTACTACTGGAACTGATGCTGGTCTCATAGGTGGTTTTGATGTTATACAACATGAAGACGGTACTAAAGAAGATGTATTGAAAGAAGGTATGCTTGGGGGTAGAAAGGCATTGAATTTTGATGAAGGTTCTATCATACTTAACCCTAACAAACACAGCCAAGAGACCGTATTGTATCTTCAGTCAGCCTGTAACCCTGTTGGTAGTAATAACAATAAATTGGTAAAGCATACTAAAGTAGGTCGTATAGAAACTGAATCGTTAGTGTCTTTATGGATAACAACATATCCACCTAGTGGGGTTAAAGAATATGTATTAACGAAAGGAATATTTCAAAGAGTGTTATTATATTGGTCTCATTGGAATTTAGATAGAAGAAAAGCAGTAAGCCACACAAGAAGTGAATCAGCATTTAAAATACAACCTAAAATGAAAATTAGTTATGATGATATAACAAGTTATTTCAAAAGTTTAGAAGTGAAACTAAGAAATAGAGTATTGGAAGAAACACAAACAACATTTGTAGAATGGAATGATATGGATAGAGATAGCCAAGAAGATTTAGTTCAGTCATGTATGAGTAATATGTTTTCAGCAGAAGATAATACTTTTTACCCTGCATTATACGATGCGATTGAAGATTACTACGATTTGCTCACAGGTTTAAATCCAGCAATTACAGAAGTAGTTGCTTCTTTCGTACCTGCTATGGAGAATAATACAGTAATCTTTGCTACACACATGGCTATGTTGGATGATTCTTGGATAGTTACAGGCGACCATGTTGACATGGCTAAAGATATATTATATGATTTATTTAAAGCATTGATATTGTGGTTAGAAGACGAAGTTGAAATAGGACCAAAGGTAGCACAAAAAGCACAACAAAGAGGAAAGTGGGTCATTGCATCTCAACAAGTAGAGAAAATAGAATTAGGCAACAAGGGTGAAGGTTGGCAAATGAAGAGTAAAGTAATCAAAGTTTATGAAACTCAAAATGATTGTTCAAGAGGTAGTGCTTACAACAATTTTGATAAATGGGGCGAATCTTTGTTTGATGTAGCGAAGGATGGGCGTACAGTGTTCATTAGGCTCAAAGAAGGGATTGACAAATGAATAAAGTGATGGCATTAGATATAGAAACAGCAAATTTTTCTTGGGAAATTGGTGGGTGGAATAATAAAAATATGTTTGATACATCGGTAGTTGCAACATGGGATGGTAGTAATGCACATATATTTTGTAAAGAAGATATTACTGTAGAAGGAGCGATTATACACCCCTTACACCCACAAATTTTAGGAGACCATATTACAAAACATATACAAGAAGGAGGACAGATTTTAGGACATAACATCATGGGATTTGATTTTCCTGTACTCAAAGAGTCATTAGATTGTTGGGCTATAGGTGACGTTATGAGTAAATCAGAAAACATCATTGATACTAAAAATTTAGTTGCTAAAGCAGCAATTGGTAATAAAGTAGAAACTACTTTACAGTCACTTTCAAGATGTACTTTAGAAATGCAAAAAAGTATGTCTAGTATTGATGCACCCACTGCTTGGAGAAATGGTAAATATAATGAAGTAGCAGAATACTGTCTCAAAGATAGTAAATTAACATTCGATTTGTATATGTATGGTAAGGACAATGGTATTATAAAATCTAGGTCTTTAGATACAGGTGCGATAATCGAAATACCCGTAGAATGGTGATATAATGAAAGATGAGAGAATGAACCCCTTACAAAATAATATAAGAGCAGCAAGAACGATTGTAGATACTGTCAAAAGTACACTTGGTCCAATGGGTCGAGATAAAATGATGGTTGATGCTGGCGGTGATACAATAATCACTAATGATGGTGCAACAATACTAAGAGAATTAGATGTTAGTCATCCCGGTGCAAAAATGATGGTTGATATTGCTAAAACACAAGAAGCATTGTGTTACGATGGTACAACATCTACTGTAATACTGGCAGGTCAATTATTAGCAGATTCAGAAAATCTTTTCACAAAAGGATTACATCCTAACTTAGTATGTAAAGGATATAATCAAGCGGCTACTATGGCTATTGATTTCTTAGATAACAAACTATCTTATGAAGCAAATGAACAAGAAATATTACAAATAGCAAAAACTTCAGTTACTGGAAAAACATTAGAAGCAGCAATAGACCAAGTGTCTAAACTATGTGTTGAAGCAGTCAATGTCGCAGGAAGTGCAGACAAAGTAAAAGTTGTTGGATTGGCTGGCGGTGCATTATCTGATTCTTATTTCTTCAATGGTGTTGTAGTCAACAAAGATTTTGTTTATGAAGTACAGGAAGAAAATCTTTCTAATGTTATATTACTTAACACTGGTTTAGAACCTGTAAAGAGAGAAGAAAATGTTACAGTGCAAGTAGATATGAAAGGTTACAACGCATTTAAGAAAAGCGACACAGATGATTTACTCACACAAGCAAAAAGAATTGGTAATATGTTGCCAAATGGTGGAGTAGTATTCATCAGGGATGGAGTTACCGATGACGTTGCTGCTTACTTAGCAAAACAGAATATAGCAATTGTTAGAAGAGTGCCTGAATCATCAATGAAAGCATTAGGATTAGCATTAGGTTCTCGTATAGCACAGACTCCTGATGATATAGAAAATGTAATTTCAGGTTTAATTAATAGAAAAACATTCAATGAAATAAATTATTTATTCGTTAGTGGGAAAGTTGAATCTAATCAATCAACATTAATTTTGAGAGGTGCAACAAGTTCAACTCTTGATGAAGTCGCTCGTGGTTTTGATGACGCATTAGGTGTAGTGTCTTTAGTATTAAATGGAGGAAAAATCGTTACAGGTGGAGGGTCTACATATGCGGCTTTGGCTAATCATTTGAGAATGAAGTCTAATACCGTTGAGGGTAGAGCACAGATGGCTATTAACGCATTTGCAGATTCTTTAGAAATATTACCAGCAACTATAGCGGAAAACGCAGGACACGACCCATTAGATGTAATTCTTGACATGAGACACGCTATATCAGATGGCGACTATCATATGGGTGTTGATGTAGAAGAAGGTGGTATTGCAAATATGTTGGAAGATGGTGTTGTTGAACCATGTGATTTGGTTAGACAAGCAATTCTTAGTGCAACCGAGGTAACAACTGCAATATTAAAAATTGACGACATCATTGCAAAAAGAGGCATGGATTGATGAAAAAACTTTCTGAGCGATTAAAAGTATCTTGTAGAAAATGTAACCACAAACATATACCCATCAGGATTTCTGGAAGATTTCACGATGAAAAAAGAACAAGAGTTTACATTTGGAAATGTAGAGAATGTGGTCATCTTTGGGAAGACTCTATATTCAAAAAAACTATAAAATAAAACCTCTTAGGGTTATCGGGGGTTTCTACATTTTAAAAACAGTTTGCAACATATTTTCTTTTATTACATCGTTCTATGCATATTATCGTGTATTACCCGCCGTAGAACAGGGGCACTTCTTTCTCCTCTGATACTGTTCCCCCGCCCTTTACTCATGATGCAAGAAAGGGAAATATAGAAGAACCGTTGGTGTAATTTTTACACCATGCCTAAAGGTTGGATAACTAATAAACCTATGAGAGAAGCATTTCTAAATTGGTTTGGCAAAACAGAAGAGGATTTTGAATGAAAGATAGAAAACATCACAACGGGTCATGTAAGTGGATAAAAGAATTTATGGAAGAAGCATTTGGAGAGTGGGATGAATGAAATTGAACATTGACCATACTATGAGATTTTTGGAAAGTGATATTCCAGTAAGTTTAGACTCTTCAGTTTTTACATTGATGTTATTTATAGGTACAATGTCGATGATTTTTGGCAATATAATTTATAGGTGGAATTTGAATCATGACTGACATCAATTGGGATTATTGGGAAGTTATATTGGAAGGTACGATTAATGAACAAAATAGATAAAGCATTTTGGACTTTATCAAATAAGTTCTTTGTGTGGTTAGCACTTAGAAAGAAAAATTAAACCCAAGAAGGTTTTGTTGGAATGTTAGCATAACAATCTTCGGGATTATCGTATGCCGCAGGTAAATCTAAAAGTGCCTGTCTATAAGTAATCAGTTCTTGTTTTTGTGTATCTGTTAATGATTCATAAAATAATACACCTTGGTATTTATCTATGCCACGTAATAGTGCATTTCTATCTTCTCTTAGTATATCCCAAGCCGTTTCTTCTGCCGTTATTTCACTCATAATCAATCAAACTCCACATACATCACACCCGAAGTATCTCCCATGTCAACACTGTTGGCATTTGTTCTTTGTATTCTAATTTCATCTAAGGCGTTAAAAGAGAAATTAACAACTACTGCCCCTCTCCATATTGTACTTGAATGAGAAGATTGCGTTAATTCCATTGTAGCATCTCCACTGACTCCTGTATCATCTTGAGTTGCACCTTTCGCTACATCAATTACAAAATGGTCAACTCCGGTAGTTCCACCATTATTATTATTTCTATTTATTTTCCAAGTTTGTACGTTTGAACTTGTTACTGTATGATTTCTAGTGTTTAATGTGAAATATTTTACTCTTCCCGATTTAGGCATAATGAATCCCCAATGGTTTTGACTTGAAGCGGCATCATGTGATACTGCCTTTAAATTAGCAGAATTTGTGTTCATATCACTTCTATTCCAAAAATACGCCACACAAGTGTTAAGGTTAGTCAATGAAGATTTTATACTACCATCAGAAGTAATTCTTAATTTTTCAGTAGGTGTAGCGTTACTAGAAGCACTTGTTCTAGTGCTAAGAACTAAATCTGCTCTATGGTCGGAATCGTCAATTTCTTCTGCACTAATAGTAACACTAGGAGTACTATCAGAACTAAAATGAGATAAACCGATATGTGCTTTACCTTGAGTAGAACCACCTGTTCCACCTACTGTCGTGAATAACGCTACAACTTCATCATTAGCACTACCTTGAACATGTAATTTTCTTGCAGGGTGTGTAGTACCTATTCCAACATAACCTGTGTGGTCAACTGTCATTCTAACAAGCGGAACATTTGTTGTTCCTTGTGCATTATCTGTTACTGCGAAATCTAACGCCATTCCACCATCAGTATCACCATCATAGGTTTCTGTTGCTCTTGGAGCAATAGCCGCTAAAAATTTAGGATTTTCCGTTGTAAATTGGTCATCATGAGATAAAAACTTAACCGCAGTACCGTATTGAGCAGAACTCGCATTCATGCCTCCTGAGATTATATTTATTCCTGCCATAGTTCTACTAAGTGCGGAAACGCCTATTGATGTGTCTTCAAGAGTTAGAATAGGGTCTTCACCATAAACATGAAGCAATGAAGCAGGACTTCCAGTGTTTACACCCATTCGATTGTTAGTTCCATCCACAAAGATGACAGGAGTGCTTGAATCACCGAATATCTGTGTGTCCCACTCATAGTGGCTTTTGTTCAGGCTGATTACACCCGATGTATCTGTATCGGGGTCATCTGCTGTTAATATCGGTCTTCTTGTACCAGCACCACCCGATATCTCCAATTGCCCGAATGTGTTGACTGTGAAATCTATATAAGTATCAGAACCATGAGACTCTTGCATTCTAAATATACAATCCGAGGGAGAAGCACTTGCATCTGTTTCTATTTTCAGTGCCGGAACTCCTGTGTTGTCTGTATGATAGATATGAAGTGGACCATCTGGACTTGTAGTACCTATTCCAACTTTACCACTATCTTTTATTGTCATTCTTGTTGTTCCGGTAGTTGTAGTTGAGTCAGCCGCAGTATTGAAGAAAATGTGAGTTGCCGCATTTCCAACACTTGTTCCACCACCTATGAATAACTTGTTAGTACCATTATCGGTATCACCTGTTATTAGAGAAAATGATTGTTCGTCAGTATCATAATGTGGCATACCTAATCTCATAAATTTTCTAGTATCATCAGTTAAAGTTGGATTACTTAAATCAGCACCCGCAAGTATAGTCCATGCAGCATTATTTTGAAGAACTTGTAATTTTGCTGCCGGACTTGTAACACCTATTCCTACATTACCTGTGTCCGATTTTATTGTTATTCTATTTTCTGCACCATCTTGAGTTGCCAACACTAAATCTTCAGAAGAGTAAGAAGAAATTTGGTAAGCACTACCCGATGTATTTCCACCATCTATAACTAAAGGTTTATTGAAATAGAATTTTGCATTTTCTCCCTGTATATGGTTATAACTACTATTTGCAGCACCTAAACGAAGATAACCGTGTTCAGTATTCACCTCTAATGTACCTGAATGTTCTCCAAGAGAAACATAACCACTTGTAGGACTTATATCAGATACATCATTTTTAATCGTCATACCTGTTGTTATTTTTCCACCTAGAAGAGTGTTTATCTGTGGAGCACCACTTATTTCTTCAAAACGTGGGTCAAAAGCGTGTTGAATCTGTTCAGGACTATCATCACTGTAATACATATAAACTCTATTTTTAACATATGTAGTTTGCGACCACCATTGGAAATTACCGCAAACACCTACCCTATTACCTGTCTCACCATCATATACCGCACCTCTATCTGTATAATCTGTATCTCCCATTCCTTGAACGTAACCTACAACTAAATACCACTTATCTACTTCCGGTAAATCGCCACTCGTAAAATAAGCGTTAGTTTCATTCTGCATTATCTTTGCACCATCAGCATGTGATTGACCTATAGCATACTCTCCGGTTAATGGAATGCCCGTTAGCATATTGTTATCTATATCAGTATAAGATATTCTATCTACGTTATTTATCACTGCATATCTTGTCGTGCTACCATTACCATCAAGTAAACCATGACCGGAATTTAAAAGAATACTTGTTTTACCGTAATTAACACCTCTACCTGTACCTGTGGCTGTAGCATTAGCACTCATGGTTATTTGAGAAGATGAATCTATTGATTGAATAGTAGTGTTGTCGGGTATACCATCAAATGTACCATCTGCCACATCAAACAAAGACATTCCTGTTACTAATAAATTAGTATTTATGCTAATATTTGTAAGAGTGGCACTACCGCTAGAGAAATTAGCAGTAAAAGTACCTGTAGCAGTTATTGCACCATCTAAAGTACCTCTCCTAGTTACGTCTTGTATACCTACGTTAGCCCCACTAGGACCATCCATACCATACATACCCATATAGTAAGAACCTTCTGTAAGATGACTTCTTTTTATCCATACAGACATTCTATAACTTTTATTTACATCAATTTTAGGATATGGTGTGGCAGTTAAGAATCCACCACTTGCACTACTATTACCACTATCTTGAAAACGCCATAGTAATCCTCTAGCATAATAATAATCATCTGAGCCTAACGGGGTTTCACCATAGACTATACTATTTTCATCTGTTCCACCATTAATTGTAAATCCGGCAGGTGGGCTACTCAAATCGGACATTGGCGACCATGAATAACTATTGAAAATATTACCATCAAGATAGCCCGCAGTTTCAGTAAATACTCTACCATAACCTGCTATATGTACTAAATCGCAAGGGTCATTAGTACCTATCCCAATCTTGCCTTCTGAATTAATACGCATTCTCTCAAGAGAGGCAGTATCATCGTCTTGGTCAATAGGCGAAGTAAAGAATACTAAGTCTCCACCTTTATCTCCTGTACTGTGGTCTTCTGCGGCATAAGCAGCAATACCCGCAGATGCCTCTGTCACTTTACTAGGGATATTGCCGTCACTAGAATCAAAACCAATCGCCCCAAGAAGATTAGTGTCGGCAGTACTAGTATCATTTCTTGTTATCAGTATCCCTTGCTTGCCATCAGCCATATCTCCGTGAATATGTAGTAGAGAAGAAGGAGTGTTAGTGCCTATTCCAACCTTACCACTAGGAAAACTAACATGGTTGCTTGATGAATTATTTCTCATTTCCATCAATATCGTGCTATCGTCATGTCCTCTAAATCTAAGATAATCACCGTCTTTTCTAATGTAATGGTCTTCTGAACTGTCTTTTGAAAATTTAATATCAACTCTACTACTATCACTAAGATGTAACTTATGGGTAGGACTTGTAGTACCTATTCCAACATAACCCGATGAGGCAATAACTAATCTAGGAGCATTATTTACTTCATCATATATAGAAAACTTATCTGAATTATTTGCTAATTTACCAAGACTCCATTTATCAGTTCCCCCTTCTGAAAAGAAGACTACGCTATACCCATCATCGGGAGAATCTATTTGTATTCCTGCTCCTGCATCTGTGGATTTGAAAAGAGCCAATTTTTCATCTGCACTTTCAACGTGTAATGTATTGGAAGGACTTGCAGTGCCTATTCCTACTCTATCTGTTCCACCATTAATAACGAACATATTTGCATTATTATTAGATTCGACTTTGAAATCTTGGTCAGCACCTAATTCATTAAATATAACTCCGTAAGAGTTCATTCTAAGATATTCTTTGTTTGAATTTCCTTTTAGTATTTCAAATCTCATTGAACCGTCTTCAGAACTCGCCGTTTCATCTTGAATATATGCTACAATTGAAGCATATTCTGTTTTACTTCCGCCGTCATTTTTCCCTGCAAATAAAACTCTACCGATTGGGTCTTGAACATCAGCCGTAGAACTTTTATATAATTCTAAAGCAGGTGATTTATCGGTACTATTTTCATCACTTTCTATTCTTACGACTGTATCTTGACTATTATAATCTTTAACATGTAAAGAAACATCACTATCCGGTGCAGTATTAATTCCAACAGCACCCGTTGAACCATCAGTTCTTAATAAATTATCAGCGTATTCAGCATCAACCCTAAAATCAAAATTAGCATTATTTGAATTTATATGTACTAGTGTGGCACTAACTATCAAGGCATCGTTAATGAAGGCGGCAGTATTAGAACCACTATCAACAAAAATTGCTTTATCTTTTGTGTCTGATTCTACACGGAAATCCAATGCGGCTTGTCCACCTTCATTGAAAACTGCACCAAATCCTGAATCTAATAATAATGAAGCGTTACTAACATCTGTTGAACCATTTCTAGCGGGCATAAAGAATAGTTGTCCATATTCACTACCTGCTGAAGCATCTCTTATTTTAGCACCCATTCTAGCATAATATTTTTCATTACCACCATCATCTTTACCTTTAAAATCAATAATTCCAACAAAATCATTTACTGCCGGACTTGATGAGTTTCTATATAATATTAAATCGGGAGCAGAAGAACTACCTGCATCTGTTCCTTCTAATCTTAACATATCAGAAGTAGTTGAACTTACAATGTGTAATGGAGCAGAAGGACTTGTAGTTCCTATTCCAACATTACCATCACTACCTTTCAGATACATTCCAGTAGTTCCACCTGCATAAGTAAATGCAAGATTGCCACCTGCGACATTAGAACCTACACGAACTGTATTTGGTAAAGTTCCATTAGTGCTTCCTCTATATTGGAATATTCCGGTAGTTGTACCATCTTCTTGTAGCATAAAAGAACCCAAACCTGCCGTATTGTCATTATCTATGGTAATTGCCACATTACCTGTTGTATTACCTGCAACTTCTAATTCACTTGAAGGACTTGTAGTGCCTATTCCGACATTACCACCTTGTAAAATACTCATGGCTTCAATGGCACTTCCGGCTTGATTATCCATAAACATAGCATATCTATTACCTTCACCACTACCACTACCCATGTATTTCATTGAGAAACCATACTTAGCACTATCAGATTCTCCCGAATTACCTGCCCCATCTGCACCCGAACCTTCTCCGTCTATTCTTAGCAAGGTAATATCATTACTATTACCTCTTGCTCCTATTCTAATAGCCGTTCCTGCATTGGATGAAATAGTAGGTAATATTCTAACTGAACCATCTTGAACATCTAACGTATATTCGGGGGAAGTAGTGCCTATTCCAATATTAGCATCCGGCCCATGTATTCTCATCGCTTCAACAACAGTAGTATCTGAATCAGTACCTCCTGCATTTACGTTGAATATAATATCATCACTATCACGTACTGTTTGTAGAACTAGGTGATTACTATGACCTTCTACAATAGACGAACCTGTGCCACCATGAACTTTAATAAGACCAGCATTTGTATTTCCAAGTAGTAAAGACCCACTTCCGTTTGCCTTTATTGAGCCATTATTGTTAACTAACATATCACCTGCAACGGTTAATGTAGAACCATTAAAAGTTAAATTTGCTTCACCGTTTAGATTACTACCATCTACCGCAGTTACAATGCGATTGTTAGTACCGTTGGCAAGAGATAAATTACTACCTGCTCCTGCAATACTGCTTGCACTAGACCACTGAAAATTACCGCTACCATCCGTAGTTAAGGCTTGATTAGCACTACCGTCAGCAGCAGGTAATACCCATATTTGGTCAGCAGATAAAGCAGGGGCTTCAAACCCTACATAATTAGAACCTTCATAAAATCTTAATTCATTAGCAGAACCATCTAATGAAAGTGTACCTGATATTGTAGTATCACCATTTACATCTAAAGAAGTTAAAGAACCAACAGATGTTATGTTGGTTTGAGCAGCAGTAGCAAGTGTTGCATTAAATGTACCACTAACTGTCAAAGCACCGGGTATGCTCACTAATCCACCGGATTGAATTTCAATTCTACCGCTGCCATTCGCACCTAACCATAATGGATGTGCAGTTGTTGTCTCAATTCTACCAGCAGATGCTTGTGATTGTATACGGAGATTTGTACCACTGTACCTCTCTACATTGATTTCAGCATTACCATCATCTTCAATTTTTGCACCGTGTAATGCCTTAAAAGGTGTATATGTTACCATTTTTTCACCTCATATTTTGACAGCATGTATTTTATAAACCCAATTTTCAAGTACTGCTGAAGTCCACTGAACATTTATGTTAGCACTACTACGAGCCACAGTTATTGTACCCGAACCTGCACCCGATACATCGGTACGGATTAGACCGTATTGTACTACATGTACATCTGCATCAGCCCCTGCTTGACTATTACTGCTAGAGCCACCCCATGTAACTAACATTTCTTCCATGTGAACGTTATAAGGACTATCATGTTGTTTAAAATGAATTAAAAGTTTAACACCTTTATTTGTAGTGCTGTCAAGTGTAAATATGGTTGTTGCAGTACCTGCACTAAAACTAGTAGATGTAGAAGTTTTAGAATAAATACTGGTTTTATCGTCATCTCCAATTATTATATGGTCTCCACCAGTCCCTACAGCAACACCAGCACCTGCCTTGAGCGTTGCTGAATCTAGTTGATTTAATGTAGCGATATCTTTATTGCTATCAACAACTAGTCCTAAACTTGCAGTAACAGTTCCAGCCGTCACATTATCCAAAACATTGAGTTCTGTTGCTGTTGCTGTGACGTTAGTTCCACCAATGTCAAGTGTTGTTACTGATATCTCTCCTGCTACTGTTAATAATCCATTAGCAAGTGTTAATAAATCAGTATCACTAGTGTGTCCGATTGTAGAACCATTAATACTTATATTGTCTACTGTTAAAGCAGTTAATGTACCTACAGATGTAAGTGCAGATGCTGTAGATACACTAGTTAGTACAGTACCTTGTTCATCAGGTAAAGTAATAATTCTATCTGCACTAACTGCACCTGCTTTCAATAATACCTCATGGTCATTCGCTTGACTTCCTTCAAAGATTACACCATTAGATGTCGATACAGTTTCCACTTCAGTAGTAATTGTTTTTCCCGTTACAGTCAAATCTCCAGCAACTGAAACGTTTGCCCCACTCAGAGTAATCGCAGTAGTACCACCGGATGATTTGATATCATTACCTGTGACTTCCAAATCTCCACCAACAATGACATCTCCACTAAAGGTTGTAGTTGCTTCAGTAATTGTTAATAAATTAGCATTAGTGTTTACAATAGTTGCACCATTACCGAATGCAACTTCATTACCAGTTACAGTAACATTACCTGCAAAAATACCTCTACCAGCATCAGAACCATCTAATGTCAAAGCAGTAACAGGAGTATCACCATCATCTACTTTAAAGATAATATCAGCATCTGTCGCTTGAGCGTCTAATGTAATATTTCCAGACGTTGTTACGATATTTATGGCTGCATCACCAGTTGTAATATCATCTGCTGCTACACCACCAGCAGTAGGGGCTGACCATATTGTTTGTTTACCGTTATAAGTAATTACATGTCCATTAGTAGGAGAAGTACTTGTTGGAAGATAAAACTCTGAATCACCAGTATTAATTTTCACTAAACCGTCACCATTAGGTACTAGTTTAATATCACCATTAGTATTTTGACTTGTTATAGTATTAGCATCAATCCTGATGTTATCTATATCAGCATGACCATTCGCTAATACGATATTACCATTCTGTAGAGTTAAATCCCCATTTTCGGACACAAAACCCTTTTTGACCTTAAAATCTACTTCCGTCATTTAATCACCTCAACTTAAGTCCATACCTTGAATTGTAATTTTTCCTGATATTGGGTTGCTTTGTGGTGCTCCGCTGTTTGCTGTAATTTTTAGCACCAATTCATTACTACTACCCAAACCAATTGCATAAGTGCCAACAACAGCAGTTGAACCTGAACTCAAAGTGACTCCATAAGGAGTGCCTATTACAGCATTGCTAGTTCCATTTACAATGACATGTGCAGTAGATAATTCTGTTATCGCTGGGTCGCCACCAGTAATTGCCATAAATAATCTCAAAGCCTTAAATTTAGCAGTTTTCGTAGCATCTAATATAGTAAAATTATTTACACCACTACCAGCAGCCGTTGTACCAGTGCCAACAGTTATTACACTGGAAAATCCAGCACCACCAACTTCCAAATCAATTGCAGGGTCTGTACCTGTGTTTATTCCAACCTTATCAGCAGATTTATCAACAAACAATAGACCACTATCTCCGTTATTTTTCTTTATATTCAAATCACCTGAACCTGTAATAGTGCCAGCAACTACACTAGTCACATCAATAGCGTCTAAATACCCATTAGCAAATCTTATTGCTGAAGAACCTAAATTGTAAGTACTGTCAGCACTAGGATAGATATTTTGATTAAATGTCCAAGCATCGTTAGCGTTGCTCCAAGTTATTTCTTTATTTGTTGAAGTACCTGCTAATTTTATACCACCACCATCAGATGTTAAATCGCTAGAAGCACCAAAATTCACAATTCTTGTACTTCCAGTACCAGTAACTGCTTGACTCAAAGTTATTTCAGTACCATTACCAGCAATGCTTGCTATTGTAGTACCTCCGGCTATTCCGGTAAAACCACCTGCACCACCATCACCATTAGTTATAGCCATACCAACTACTAGAGAACTGGTATCTGCAATGTTGGTAACAACGGCAGACGCATTAGAAAAATTACCTGTTATAGTACCACTTACTATGTTACCTAATTGAATAAATTTATCGTCTACAGTAAGTGTATTACTATTTATTGTAGTAGTTTCACCGTTGACAATAAAATTACCTGTTACAGTCAAATCTTTACTTACAGTCAATACATCGTTAGTTCTACCTATACTTACTACAGAGGTCAAAGCAGTAGGTAAATCAGAATTAGTAAGAGCAGCAGATGTTACAGCACTACCGGATGTTTTCAAAATATGTCCATTAGTGAAACTACTAGGAGTGTCTGATAAACCTAGAAACGTTGTTGTTCCTGCCCCTACAGATACTTCACTAGTACCAAATTTTAATTTATCACTATCATCTTCATCCACCCATAATGTAAATGCATTACCGGGATTATCGTTAACTTTCGTAAATTGTAATCCTGTTGGGTTATACACTAAACCACTAATACTAGCATTACCCCCTAAAGTCAATAACTTGGGGTTACTAGATGCATTAAATGTTAGAGAACTAGAAGCAGCAAAGGCTGCTGAAGCAGTACCAAGTTGAACTTCATTAGCATTACCAGCAGACGTAGATGTAGAAAGACTCGCATCTAAAACTTTAACCCATGCACTACCAGTATAACTGAAAATACCCCAAGATTGAGGACCAATTGATATGTTTATTCCTGTACTATCAAAAGCGATACTATGTGTATTAGCCGCTAAATTAGTGACTATCACAGTATGGCCGGGAGGAAACGCAGCATCTGAAACATCAGGATTTAATGTTATACCAGCACCCGGAGTAATTAGGAAATAATTGTAATCGTCATATTCAAATGTGATATTAGAACTAGTTGAGGCTTGATATAAATTATCTGGACCTAATTTGAAAGTTCTTCTTGAACCTCCTAACTTTCCAGAAAAATACAATGCATCGTTACCGTGTACATCTTTACTCATCCACATAGCACCTAACGTCGAGTCCTCTAACTGTCCGTTCTCATTACCTGCACCATGCATAGCATCTAAATCTTGAAACTCGTTTATTCTAGTAGTATCATTAATTGCTGCACCAACAGCACTCTTCACCATCGGTGTAAAGTATATTGGAGATGGTTTCAAAAAAGTTCTAACATCGAATACTTCTTGTATATCGACATTTAAATCTCCACCATTAGATGCTTGATATGTCGCTCTTACTACAGCCAATACAGTAGATTGTTTGACATCTAAACTACTATCGGGGTCTGTCAAAAATGCACTTGGTGTACTAGGAAAAGTCGTAGTGTTAGTACCTTTTTCTACTCTAATACCCTTGTTAGTGTTACCACTACCAGTATCAGATGTGACGTATACAACAAACAGACATTGCTCTCCTGAACCTAAAGCAGAATTACTTCCACTAGTATTAGCGGCAGTTAATTGTAAGGTCATTGCTGTTGGAGCGTTGTTGGTGTAACCATCAGCAAAATCACAAATCAGACCATCTATTACAGCATGACCGCCTTTTATTGTTATAGTGTAATTACCATCATGTGTTACAGCACCGGGTAAAGACGCTGGTGTATTACGAGTGCTTGCTGTAGTAGCCGTATCTTCCAAAGACAATATCCCGTTGCCATGTGTTGCTGCTATCAAATTAGTTAAAGATGGGGATAGTATAAATCCGCCATCAGTCAATGTTGTTGTGTGTCCAGAAATTGGGTCTGCCATATTATTTCACCTCGATTAGTAATTGTATTTTCATTTCATTTGTGTCTGTTTTTAATATTGGTCTAAAAACATGTCTTGATACTGGCGTAAACCCAGTACTAGTACGCATTTGAATATAAACTTCCTTCAAACTTTCATCGAAAGCGTATGTTGTAGGGATATCTGCTTCTACCAATAATGTAGAATTGTCTATCACTTTAACAGTTGGAGACAGGGTTAACGCAGGTCTTCCTGCACTACCATCGCTACTTGTAGAAGGTGTACCATCAAAACCCAGTGTTAGTTCATTTATATTATCGGCAATTGTTTCTACCATAAGTCGTTTCAAGTGGTCGTTTACAGGCATTAATAATCACCTTCTATGTTGATATAAACTCCTTTGTTTAATCCAATACTAGAAACAGTAGTGCTACCACTTATTGTAGCAGCACCTCCAATACTTCTCCTTCCGGCGTGTTGACCTAACAAAATTTTCTCCTCTGCTACTGACCGCACAAGTATGGATGGTATTACTTTTACTTCTAAAGAATTGAAGAATGAAAAATTGTAATCTCTTATTTGCGTAGTTTTTTCAGGCATACGAGTTGCTACATTTAATGCTGAATTTTCAGATAACAGTTGTAATATGCCGCTTAAACCACTTGATGAGTGAACAAATTTAAAGTCACTTAGATTTTTTTGTGTATCATGTTTTGCATCGATAATAGATAAAATTTCACCTTTGTAAGAAACTAAATCACCCGGTCTAAATTTCCAAGCATCAGGATGACCTCTACTATCAATAGCACCTTTTGCAAGTTTATTTATCTGTAACATCTTTCGTGCTACTTTCCTAGCGGCTTCTGATGTTTTTACAGTAACATCTATTGTAGGAGCAATTTGTTCTCTAACATTCACATTAAATTTACTTTGTTGACTTTCAGCATCTTCCATAGTAATTATTACATCATCATTCAAAGTAGAAGGAATGCCTTGTATTGTAACTCTATTGTCTTCATCATTTAGAGGATTTGTATTTTCTGAGCCACGTCTTTTTTCTTCCAACAACAAAGAAGGTACTTTTTGATGAGATGCTGGAATATATTGTAAATTACCGTATTTATTCATATTTAATGACCTATTATCGTATTTTGAAATTAAATTTAGAGCAGTTATAGTATTCATAGAATTGAAATCATGGGCAAGAAATACATTACTGTGTTTTCTTCTATTTGTACCAGCACTAGTCAAATTCATAGTTTCACCAATACCCACAGATGTAGCAGAATCTTCCATTCGAGATGTCATTTTTAATACTAAATCTGTAGTTCTAAAACCTATATCTACCGTTCTACCAAAATGTAAAGATAAAGGTGGATTTAACATTAGAGGGTCAATTACCCCATCTCTTATTCCTTGTCTAATGAAAGCATCATGATAAATCGGAGTAGGACTAAACCCTAAATCTGTTAATGTTCTTTTTCTCATGTTGCGAAGTTCTAATAACAGACCGTCAGAAGTACTACTCTGTGTACTAGTAGTCAATCTTTTTTGAGGATTTAAAGAAGAAAATACAATTTTAGTTGTAACATTTCTACCTTCCGGTGTCCAAATGTCACTTTTTAAGGAATGGCCGGGTGTTTCAAAATGCGTTATTAACAAAGAATCACCAGATTCTACGTATTGATAGGCTTTTTCAGTGGCAAGTTTATACTCATTTTTATTTTCAGATTCTATTGTAACCTTATGTTTACCATCTAAACTGTGAACATCAACTTTAGCAAAATGTACAGCATTATCAACAAAAACAGGCTTTCTTACATCTGCCATTAGAGTATCACATTCTTCTTCCCA